TGGGCCGCTTGTGTTATCTGCCTACGGCTCTGGAAGCCCGTTCTAAATATCTGCGTGCGGTTGTTAATGAAGAGCTGATTTCTACAGCGAAAGTAACAAATAAAAAATCGGTGGCATTCACTGGCGGTACCAATGGCGATCAGTCGAAAATCTCAACCGCTGCTTACCTGCGTGCGGTTAAAGTGCTGAATAATGCGCCGTACATGTACACCGCTGTTCTTGGCCTGGGCTGCTATGACAATGCGGCTATCACCGCATTAGGTAAAATCTGTGCAGATCGCCTGATTGATGGCTTCTTTGATGTCAAACCGACATTAAGGTACGCAGAAGCACTAACAGCTGTTGAGGGTACCGGTTTACTTGGTACCGATTATGTAAGCTGTTCTGTCTATCACTACCCGTTCTCCTGCAAAGACAAATGGACCCAATCCCGTGTGGTCTTCGGTCTGTCTGGCGCGGCGTATGCGGCGAAAGCTCGTGGCGTCAAGAAAAACTCTGATGTCGGCGGTTGGCATTACTCACCGGCTGGTGAAGAACGTGCCGTCATTGCTCGTGCGTCAATTCAACCGCTGTATCCGGAAGATACCCCGGACGAAGAAGCAATGGTCAAGGGCCGTCTCAATAAAGTATCTGTTGGCACCTCTGGCCAGATGATCATCGACGATGCTTTAACTTGCTGCACGCAGGATAACTATCTGCACTTCCAGCACGTCCCATCCCTGATGAATGCAATCAGTCGTTTCTTTGTCCAGTTAGCCCGACAGATGAAGCATAGCCCGGACGGTATTACTGCGGCTGGCCTGACTAAAGGGATGACCAAACTTTTAGATCGCTTTGTCGCCTCCGGCGCTCTGGTGGCTCCTCGTGATCCCGATGCTGACGGTACAGAACCGTATGTGCTGAAAGTTACGCAGGCGGAATTCGATAAATGGGAAGTAGTCTGGGCCTGCTGCCCGACTGGCGTAGCCCGTCGTATCCAGGGCGTACCGCTGCTTATTAAGTAAGGGAATACAATGAGCAAAAACTTTTTTCAATCCGGGGCATTTTTGGGGAATGGACTGTCCCGTTTCGCTTTGAACTCTGATCCTGTGCAGCTGATGGAGTCTGCCCGAGCAAGCGCCGAACCGCCAACAGATCCGGTTATTAATAATAATCCGGAACCGGCGGCACAGACTAACGATAACGTTCCATCTGACCCGGCTCCTGAGCAAATCCTGGAAGGGAAAGACGGTAAAGAATGGACCGTCGAACAGGCGCACCAGATGATTCTGGAAGCTGCAAATCGAAGTGCTATGCAGAATGCGTTGAGTGATGCGGCCGACGCCGTTTTCGCCTGGGCTGATAGCGGTGATCTGACTTTCGACTCCCTTGATGGTTTCGTTCAGGCTATCGCTGGTATCTCTGATGACGACGACTCCGAAGTTACAGAAGAACAGGACGATGCCTATAACGAAGCATGGGCAAATGTTGCTGACTTCCTCGCAGCATGCGGTGTAGATGATGACCTGATCGAAGCACTGGCTGACGATGAAGACGACGACGCTGCTGCTGATGTTGGTGCCTCTATCGCTGGTTTAGATAGCGACGACCGCGACGAACTGGAAGCGGCGTTTGTTGTTGCTGGCACTTCTGATGAAATGCTGACTGAAGCATTTAAGAAGGTTGTTCGTAACGGTGAGATCAAACTCATCCGTAAACGCCTGCGTAAAAAACGTCTGACTGCGGCTCAAAAATCGGCGCTGAAAAAAGCGCGTCGAAAAGCCCAGACCGGCGCGGCAAAACTTGCCCGCAAAAAGTCAATGAAACTGCGCCGTAAGCGCCTTGGCTAAAGGAGGAGGCCGGAGAACTCCGGCCTTTAACTTGAATGGCACCTATACCTTATGGGGTTTACAGCCAGGCTGACGGTGTATCGCCATTTCTGAAAGTTACTTTAACGAACTCTCAGTACCAGGTTACCGGATATATCAGCCAGGGAGCGGCAATGAACATGGCCCAGAATTGGGAAGCGCCGTTTACCGGTATGTCCATGGGATCTGTTTCTGGTGCTCTGGGTGGTTTTGTGCAAGTAGGTACTGAAACAACGTCGGTTGCCCGTTGGAATAGCTTAATGGTTTGGGAAGGGGGGACTCCGCCGACGTTCACGCTGCCTGTAACTTTCATTGCTTTGAACAATCCATTCATTGAAGTTTCAGGCGCTATCGCCGCGTTGACAGCCATGATTAGCCCGGAACTAAAAGCGGCCAATGTTGGTGGTCGAATCCCGGAGCGCGTGACGCTAAACATTGGTCGCCGGATCAACATCACCGATGTCGCCATCCAGGACTTAAGTTTTGATCTCGATGCGCCAAGGGACAGTAATGGATATTTCCTGAAAAACACCGTCAACCTCCAGTTGACCGGTTCTTCGATATATAACAGCTCCGATATTGTTCGGGCGTTCCAGTAAAAGGATTTTATATGGGGCACAATAACACTAAGGGAAACCGTAAATTTATTAAGGGCCGCTATACTGCCAACGCGGCCAAAGGCGAACGACTGGTATCTTCTGAATTCCAGCTCACTTTTGCAGGCCATGAAGATATCAGCGTACTGGTTCGCACGTCGCAAATCCCTGAAATGACACGCGAGGATGTGGAGGACTATGGTCCGAATGGTGTGAAGTTCAACCAGCACGGACCAATTCGAAACTCTGGGGAAATCCAGGTCCAGTGCGTGGAGACTATCGAAGGCGATATTCTTCAGTTCATCAAGGATCGCATTGCGGCGAAGGACTATGTTGATATCACGATGGCTGCTACCCCTGAATCCAAATCTTCCGGGGTTAACGCTGTGACAAAAGCTGCTACAACAATTGAAATGTTGGACTGCAAAATCTACAGTGATGCAATCGACTTTAGTACCGAAGATGTGACTGCCGCTGTGCGCCCGTCACTTCGTATCGTCTACAACTGGATTGAGTGGGATTAAGAGTCATCCCTTGTATTTTAAAGCTCCTTCGGGAGCTTTTTTTATAACTATTTTATATAAGAATGCATCGATAACATTGTCTTGAGTTTTATGTTAGATTATTAATGTTCTAATAAACTACAATTATTGAGGTAGATGTTTGTGCCTGTACTGTTAAAGGGGGACTCTAAAATGGCTGTGATTCCAATGTCGTACTCCCCGGGTACTGTCGCTCGTCGATTTTCGATCCTGGACGGAGTTACCATCCAGGGTGTGCTTTACCAGGTTATATGGGATTCCAAAACCCCATTTGCAGCTGTAATAGAGGCTGCGCCTTCTGTTATCGATGGTGATATGCGCCATAAGGTTGTCGCTACTCTTGAACTTCAACGTCGCCCGCAGCTTGAAGGCGTACTGGTAAGGAAGTTCTGGGAGGATAGCGATGTTGCCCAGATTGAAGGTATCGTGGTTGATGGAACCGTCCGGGATGTCGGTTTAGCTACTTTTGTTTACGAAACCGTAGCCTCAAAAGCTGGTGTTGTTTTGCTCAGTGATAATGAGCAATACGAAGGTGGAAAAGCTCTTTGGCAACACATCGCCCGTCGCTCTTCCGAGCTAAAAGTGTTTATCCTCGACACCGATGCCGCTCAGTATTACCCGTTTGACGGCGAACGTGTTTGCTATGACGGGGTAAGTATTCCTGAATCCGAGATATGGAGTGAACACCCAGATCGAAGTAAGCATGGGGTTGTTCTGGTCGCTGAATCCATAATTGGAAAGGCGGCATAGCAGTAAAAAATTCCTTGCTCCTAAAAAGGGGAGAGGGCTAATCTACGTATGCTAAGCATAGATATGGCCTCAGATTAATGTTAAGCGTCTTGCAGGACGCGTAATGTTATCTGGGGCTTTCTTCTGTTATTTGTTTGAGTGCTAGGCAGCAAAGAGAGCTAGCATTCATCAGGCAAATCTATCAATAAATAGCGTTAGTTTTTGTTGTGTGTATGTTTCTTTATTGTTATTGTGTTGTTTGTTTTTTGGGCAGCGCAATTCCTATAATCTATAGAATAAAGGAAGTATATATGGCTGATGTACGCATTACTTGCATTACCCTCTCCGGCTCGCAATCAATCCATGAGCATATTACTCATGTGGGAAGTCCTCAATTTAATACTAGCAATGGGAAATGGACTGTTGAGCAGGTAATTAATGCTATTGATAATAATCTCCATACATTCTATGTAACAGATAATGCAGGTAATCGTGTAGAAGTTGGGGTTGTTAATCCTGGTAATGGTGGAAGGCAGTTTATTAGAACGTATGCAGACAATCGATGGAATAATAATTTACTATCGCTACCAGTCTGTTAATGTAATTTTATAAAAAAGGCTGCAACCTCTGTTGCAGCCTTTTTTTAGCCATTATGAGTGAGATAAGCCACTATAAACTCTGAACAAGACGTTCGATTGCTGCACCATATCTTTCTAATGGTTCATTATTGATTTGTGGCTCAGTGTCATGGATCTGATATCTGCCTGGTTTTATATCAAATAGAGGTCTTCCTAGATGGGAAGATACTATAGCTACGGAATGGTTATCTGGCACAGTAAACGTTTTTAAATTTCCGCCTTGGAACGCTGTTGGTTTATTCGTCCGCAGATTTTCAGCTCTATCCCTGATTTCGTCGAACATTGCCGAAAACGCTTTACTTGCTCGTTTGTCATACTCTGTCGAACGATTAAAAACTAGAGAATGAATGACAGGAACCGCTAGACCAAACTGTTGACACCGATCGTAAAAGTTAACAGAACGATAATCGTTTTGTACTCCAACGCCATAAACCAACTGGCTTAGGTTATCCACTGCTCGAGCCGAAGAACCATCACTTGAGCAAGGTATTATAATTGCATTTGCTGCTATCAGTGATAGTTCGGTATAGGCAGAGAAACTGGGGTTGCAATCAATAAAGCAAATGGTTTCTTCGATACCTTGTTGTTGTGCACATGCAACAAGCAAATCTCGTAGCCACAGGTGGATGCTTTTCCATGAGTCAACTGGTAAGTTTACGCTGCTTAACTGATTGATTACTTGCGCCTGAACTTCCAGGCTTGGGTCGCCTGCAATCAAAAATACATTGTCAGGGACATGCCCGTTAATTTCAGAGACATGAATTAAGAAACTTGTTTCTGAACCGGTAAGCATGTGGGGGCTGCGAGTTCTTCTGTCAAAGTACCCACCGACAGTTTTTCGTTGTTGAATTAAGTTCGCGAGGTTAGCAGCACCAGTACCGTTACCGCCGAGCAATATTTCAGATAAGTTAGCCTGCGGGCACATATCTGCAAAAATAATACGCTTTTCTGGATTTTGCCTTGCGTATTCACAGGCCATAGCGAAAGATAAGTATGTCTTTCCTACGCCACCTTTATTATTCCAAATAGCATACGATTTCATGGTATCCCCGGCGTTATCTGCTGTTTGTGTGCCAGCATAAGTCATTATGCATCTCCATTACTATCCATGAATTAAGTCAAAAAATATGTAAAAGTAGCAATGTATCACTCTTTTACTCATTATAAACGTTACAAGTTGTGATGGTTAGCTGTGTTTTTATCAGTACAAGTTTTGATCTGGCTTTGGGTTTTTATATATGGATATGTCTCAACGATGCCCTGCAAAAAGTGATCGCTAACTGTAAAAAATCAGATTGCATCTCCGACCTCAAACTGAAAACGCCAGGTGACTCCAGATTAGAGCAATCTATCACCCTCTGAATCCCGCCGGTATACCCCATTGTTCGTTATCTTTATTTTTGGCTAAAACTGCATTAAGAGCTTCGTTTACCGTCATGCAATGCGGTAGGTTATCGAAGTTTGATATCCCGCCAATATCAGGCGAACGCTTGTTCTTCAGGTAAGCATATTTCCGCGCTGCCGCCTCTACTTTCTGCTTGAACTCATGTTTTTGTGCGCGTTTTTTGGATAACCGCAGATTGTCAGCCTTTGCTTTTGTCTCAGCGATCCATGAAGTCAATTTTTTGAGTCTGCTCGTTCCGGCACCGCCGGAAACTGATCTTTTTGTTTTTTTAACTTGTGACTTCTTATTCTTTATTGCCACGTCATCCTGACAGGGGGAGGGGGTATCATTTTGACATGGGGGTGTGGATAAAAAATTAAATAAAGCCAATGTCTTAGCGAGAACAGCTTTAACCTTGGTTGCCGCTGAAGAGATCTTTAATTTGCTTTCAATCAGCGCATTTTTGGCTTGTTGTGCGAAGGCCAAAAAGGATGGTGTAAACCGGTACAGGTTAGCGCGACGTTCACGGTGATCGCCGATAACAATCTCTACAGACAGGATTCCTTTGTTTACAGCTTCACGGAATGCACGAACGACGGTTGATTGGCTATAACCAGTTTCTGCCGCGATCAGGCGGTGAGGCTTGTGAATGAAGTATTCACTGGTTGTTGCCGCGAGATTTGCACATTGCGACAGGATATGCCCGGCGCTACGGGATAGACCGGAGTGTGTTACAAAGCAGGCCAATTCATAGCCAGAAAAAGTAAAATCGCTCATCGTTATACAGCTCAGGAAAGTGACTTTAGCCAGCATTACAATGCTGGTGGTTCTTACTACGTCTGTTAGCGCGTTGCCGCGACAGGTACCAGCACACCAGCATCAAGCAATCGCTTCATCAGCCACTGCTGACCTTTGCCGGTTATACGAGTCGTGAAAGAAATCCTGCTTCCATTGCTTGTATCGATCACGGTTTCTTTAAGGGTGAAATACCCACGGGATATGTATTCTTGTTTGGGGACGTTCCTGCGTTCACCGGTTGCGATCAGAATTCCGTTATCACGCAACCAGGTGAAGAGATAGTTTTGGCCCAGGCCGAGCACTTTGGCATAGTTGCCGATTAGAACCCCGCTGGCGGTAGCAACGCGTTCAGCGAATTCGACTTTAGGTGCATCCATAAGCATTTTTTGCTCCAGCCGTTGCTTTTGCTCTGCCAGGTCGGCAGCCAAACGGAGAGCTTCAGGGAGACTCTGCGGAATAGCAGGTTGTAATCTTCCGGTTCGATAGTCGATAAATGTCTGGTTTACCTTCAGCCGAAACGCGGGAGAAATCCAGCCTGCGTACTCCACAGCGAGCAATTCATGGGCAAAAGTGCCGCCGCCACGGCCTTCGAACGAAACTATGCAATTCTGCATAGTTTCTTTTTCAAGCTCTTCGATGAGCTGTTTAGCTGACAGCGTTCTTAGCCATTGAGCTGGCGCTTTATGGGCACCGAGTCCGCTCGCTCTGTGTAGAGCATTAAGGTTGTAACGGCCAGCGCGGTCGGTCGTAATTTCAACACCACAAATAACGGGCAGAGTGGTTGAAGGATCGACATTTTGATGAAGGTTTGATATATTCATATCCGCATTGAATGTTTGTTGCATTTTTTCTCCAAATTTGCATCAACCTTCAATCACCAGCTCGAAATGGTGATTCTTTGCACTTAGAAAACGAAATTTATTAGAGTAAATTTTTCTGGCTCGATCCAGATCGGGTTGGACGATCTGCTCAGAAACCTGCCAGTTTGCTGGCAGGTTTTTTTCTTTTGTTAACCTATTGCTACTGGTTTTAACAAACCAGCATCAAGTAGCTTGCGAGTTAACCACTGCTGGCCTTTACCCGTTAATTGGGGCGTCAGCCGTATCTGGTAGCCATTTTCATCATCCAGCACCACTTCTTTCACCGTGAAATACCCGGCGTTGATGTACTGTTGGCGCGGTACGTTTTTGCGCGCACCAAAAGCCATGAGAATGCCGTTCTGGCGCAACCATGAGAAAAGGGCGTTTTGCTTAAGTCCAACGACCTTTGCAAAGTTCCCGATCAGGATTCCATTGGCCGCTGATACCCGGTCGGCAAAATCGACTTTAGGGGCTGCGGCCACCAGCTGCTGTTCCAACTGCATTTTCTGTTCTGCCAACTCGGCAGCCAGGCGTAGAGCTTCTGGTAATGTTTGGGGGATCGATGGGGCAGGGGAGTTTGCCTGCTGCAATTCTTCCAGTTTGTCGATCAGCGAACGGCGGACCGCTTTTGACTCACGCGCGGCGACTCGCAAGGCTTGTTTGTAGGTCATGGTGATGACCTCAAAAGAGCGCCCAGCCCTTGTGCCATGGGATTTTGCACTTTTTGTGTAAAATTCACCTTCAAGTTCATCGAGTATTTTTTCGATGAATTTATTGTTTCTAACCTCTGGTTCTCCACATAACTTGCGTGCCTCATTGACCATCTTCAACAATGTTTGGCTGTCGATTGTGTCTCCGGTGTTGGGGATGACATTCACGGCTGGTGTTGGCGTAGCTGACGTAACAGGTGCTGGTTTCTCAACATTCAAATTTTTACCGGTCACTCTATGTGCCTCCTTTCTCATTTCTGCTGCCACTGTTGCGTAACGTAGACGTCCTTGTTCAATCAAATAATCCCTGATCTCGGCTATCAGTAGCCTGTTGATCACAGCCTTATCTGTTCGGGTATAAAAACGTCTGGTTATCATGAAATAGTTAGCAATTGCGCCGGGGATCTCCCGTGTCGGCATACAGGCAGTATGCAAGGCGATCGCTTCGGCTATTTCATTACGGGTGACGAGAGGTGTTTTCATAACCCCCCCTGAACGTCGGCAGAGAAGGGGAGGCTCCAGTAACTAAGTGAATTGCGCGAGTTAGTTGAAAAACGGGCAGTAAAAATGCAGGGGCCATCAGGCAATTGAGAGCGTGCTTCGTCTTCTGTTGCTGCGATAACGAAGTGATAGTGGTGTTTTTTACAGGAATAGAAACGCCAGATGAATTCTTGGCGTGCGCAAGGATTGGCATTAACCATAGTTACGGCCTCATTCGTAGGTTTAACAACCTGCGCCCCGCTGCTAAACGGGTGGCAGGACGTGACGGGGTTAGCAGACTGGCACGAATGAAACCAGCAGGCCGAAGCCTCCCCATCACGCCCCACCATAATTCGGGCGTAACGTGGTTTTACGGACACAAAAATTCCGCAATATCGGATATCTGCGGTTGTCCGCATTCGTATTCAGGCTGCTAAACCCGGTCGCAGAATTTGCTACGACGGCGGAACTATAAGCCTGAACGATTAAAAGGTCAATATGATGCGAAAAGATAGCATTCGCGACTTAAAAATACAAATTTATTAGAGCATTATTTGTGCAATAAATGCACAAATGGATCTAATAACCTCTTTTTTTTAAAGGCGAAAATATGTACCCTAAATGGGTTATAAGGCAGGTGAGATTATAATGAGAAGACTATTACTACCGTTATTATTTATGGCCGGGACTGTTAATGCAGCATCAAGCGTAAAGGAGATTTGTACCGATTATACGAAATACCTTGGGCACGTTTACGCCTTTGCGATCAATGACTATTAATCCATGCGTAGGAGTGGATTTATGCTGATTCGTTTGTTTTTAGTGCTTTCCTTTTTAACATTTAATGTTTTTGCTGATGAAGTTGACTTTTCGAAGGTAGATTGCAATTCAGTGGAAACAAGAAAAGCTCTTATTGAAGAATATAACGAAATATTATCGTCATATGGAATAACAGTGGTTGATTCTTATAATCAAAAAACTATTCAGAAAGGAATAAATAAACTGGTTTGTTATGGTGTTTACCAATATTCAGATGGCTCTTCGGAGTATGTTATTTATAAAGCATACCCAAATAGTCTTGGTGAATTGATTAGTGAGTTTAAACCGATTAATGAGTGAATGGAAAATGAAATTATTTAATGTAATAACATTTTGTTGTGCTATTTTTGCTGGAAGCGCGATAGCTGATAATAAATTGCCAGATTGGCTTTCTACTTCAAAAAAAGATTATGATTTAGTAAGGGTGTTCTATTTGTCTGGATTTGCCTCGAAAGCAATGAATAATCAATTTGGTTATCATTTTCCATCTGAGTTGGTTAATGATTTTAAAGATAATGAATTTGCCGCTCAGGAAAAATGGAATACAATTTCAATTCTATATGGTGAAATAAAATCCATAAGAATGGTGAATAATGAACCAATTGTAGAGTTATTTACTCCAGGGGAAAATGCAACGCCACTAAATTATATCAAATTGAAAGTGTTGGATTCAAAACAAAACTCTCTGTTAAAACTAAAAAAAGGGGATGATATATATGCAGTGTGCTCCGGTGCTAATTTTAGGTTAGTGCCAATTCTGAGCAACTGCACTCCAGCAACTGACGTCATTGATGCTGCACTCTCTTTTTCTGGTGAATATATGTTCCCTGCTTTTGATTCTTTTTCACCTACTAAGCAAAACGTCAAATATATATTCACAAATCAAGATCCTGTTCAGATGATGAATTTTATAGGGTACCTATCCTTAGTCGATACAACGAAGGATAAGAATAAAATGGATATGGTTCGTAAGTGTACGCCTTGGAAGCCGGAATGTTCACAACAATTCGTTGATGTAATGGAAGGATTTGATAACATCATGTATAAATATGAGAGGGAATTTAAAAATTACATAGAATTAAAATAGTATTTGAAAGGATAGTCAATTTAAGTTTTAACAAAACGCCCATTAAAGGGCGTTTTATTGTTTTACTCAAAACAATCTGATTATGTGATAACCATATCATATTCCTCATTCCACCTACACTGATTACCCCCCCAGACAACAACATTCCTACTCAATGAACAAATGACTACTCGTAGAATCGGTTAACACACCAGATTCTACGAGGTTTCAATGACACCACGACAATTACTCGAAGACGTCAAATCCCGCTTCACACCTTTGATTGCGGATGAACCTGCCTTACTGGACTCCCTGCTAAGAAAAGCATTGGGAACCTACCAGGATAGGGCGGGGCACATCAAGCGGATACGCATCACCGATCAGGCCAGTAAATCACTTGCTTGCCCAGTTGATTTTCTTGCGCTCGTATCGGTTACAGATCACACCGGCGATCTTGTCTACTCCGATGTTTACGATGGGAATATCGAGCTTGAAGATACCCATCGAGCGGTATACCCACTGAATGTGTCATATCTGGCTAATTTGCGTGATATGGATCTGGATAATGGGGATGTGCCACCTGAAATCATTGGGTTACTTTCTGACTATCTGGAAGTGCTAATCGCGATACCTAACACTGATCGCCTGCGAAGAATATCTATCGCGGGGAAACTCGATGCCAGTAATTTATCCGACGAGAACACGCTGTATCAGCGAAAGCTGGATCTGGAAGAGAAAATGAGCGCAACAAGGGCAATTATCCCGGGAATTGTTCTTTTCTCATCCATGTTGAAGTGAGGGGGCTGATATGGGGCTTAATGTTGCTTCAGTAAAGTCTTATGTATCTTCGGCATTAACGACGACATTATTTGGCTCCGGCGTTGGTGAGCGGGAAGTTGGTAAGCTGACGTCAATCATCATGAACAAAATGCTGTTCGCGCAAGGATGGCAGTTCTCTGTCGAAGTTGATGGTCTGGAGGGGGCAGACTTCTTTGCTAAAGACATTACCTACCACGATTACAGCATCGAATATGAAACGATTAAAATCGGCGGAGGGAATATCCTTCAGCCAACGGAGCGTTCGCCTGGGCAGATAACAATGATGGTCAGGGATACCGTTGATGGCCTCGTTTTGGACTGGTTTAAGACGGCAAAAAGTCGGGTGATCAATCCGGACGGTACCGGGAATATACCGTCTAAATATTTGCTCAATGTGCGTATTTATCGGTTGCTGTCCTCCGGTTTAACCAAACTGGAAAATGAGATGACGGTATTCCCGGTCACTACCGGCGATGTCACCTATGCGCGGGATCAGGTTACGGAATTTAAGTCATTCCCAATGACCTTCGCATTGCACAGCACGTTTAACCAATCCTCAAGTTCTTTGGCTTCCCTTCTGGGCTTTAGTTTTTCTCTTTGAATTAAGGAGCAAGGATGCTTTTACCCCTTTTCCCGCTACCATCGCGGCCAACTGAATTGATCCAGTTCCGTCAGCCAAATATTGCTGATGCGATGCGTTTCAACTCGATAACACTGGAGGAACAAGAACAACAGACAACGGCGTATTTAAAAGCCTTGCTGGCTGAACCCGCGAAACATGATCCCCTGACATGGACGGCGCAGGACCGGATTACCGCGTTATGGTGGATATTTACCGGCTCCCGTGAAACACCGGTCGAGACATTCACCTACACCTGTAAACATTGCGGTAAAGAGCATTATTACGATTGCGATATGAATGCTCTGGCTGAAGATATCCAGGTCCTGGAAGTGGAACCTTTCATTGACGATATTGAGGTGTCTGTAGAGGGAGTACCTTATCAATGGCGTATCGTGCCGCTTGATGGTTGGGCAATGGAAATGCTGGAGATGCGCCGTGCAGCATTGCCACCTGAAGACGACGCGGAATTCAAAGAAGCGATCGTTGATTTGCGTTTTTGGGAATTCGCTTATCAGTGTGAGCTTTATAACGATGTTAGCGGTACTCGTGAAGATCAGGCTGAGCGTCGTTATGAAACGATTAAACGGATGGCCATTGATACTGAATTTATGAAGCTGGCTGCACACATCCGGCTGGCTCATGAAAAGCTCGAACATGGTTTACCGTGCTACATCGATAAAGGCGAAATGCGTCTTCGTCTCCCGCCGCACAAATGCCCAAACCAGGATACAAAGGAGTCCACAGAGGGTGCGTATACCCGTCTGTGGGTGCCCTTTCGGGCTACCGACTTCATTCCACAGGTGGGGATTGAAAAGCTATCAGACCTTAGTGTCCAACCTGGTTTTGTATGGGGGTATACCGATTCAGGACGCTGAAAGGCTCACTGAATCCTATGCGTTTTTCCTGTTGGAGAAACTGGAAGAAAAACTTAAACCGAAGCGGTAGGCGATAAGATCATGGAAAGAAAAAACGCCAACATTGACGATGTGATAAGGACGGTTGAAACCGCCAGCGCAAAAGAGCTGGAAGAGCTTGCAGGTATTCGGGAAGCCGTTGAAGATTTGAAAGGGGGGCGAGTTGCTACAGTTGATCCTGTCTCTCGCAGTGTGTCGGCATTAAATCGCACAATCGAAAATTCACGTCCTGACTTTGTGACCAATGCGCCATCAGTGGACTCTATTGTTGACGCAATGAAACGGCTTAATTTAGGGGGCGTTTCTCGTATACGGGAGGACAAAGTCACTAACCGTGAACAGCAGGCTGCACCAACAGCGCACAATCCCCCAAATAGACGAAGAGAGGCAATAACAGAGGATGTTAAAGCACAGCGGTTAGAAACGGTCAAACTCGCTCGTGATTTGAAAGGGGAACGCGTTGCAACGGTTGACCCAGTATCTCGCAGTGTGTCGGCATTAAATCGAACAATCGAAAATTCCCGGCCAGACTTTGTGGCCAATGCGCCATCAGTAGACCCTATTGTTGACGCAATGAAACGGCTTAATTTAGGGGACGTTTCTCGTGTAGTTCAGGAGGGCATTGCTCAACAGGAACAGCAGGCCAAATCAACTACACCAAAGGGTAAAAAAAGACGCAGGAAGGCTATAACAGAAGATGTAAAGGCGCAACGGACCGAAGCAGCCGAACACGCTCGCGAAATGTTCGGTCAAAAAGGCGGTGCGCAAAAAAGCCAAAACCAACGCGATGCGCGTGGTCGTTTTATTGGAAAGTCAGGGAGTAAGGCCGCAGCGGAAGATGCCCGTGCTGAACGTGCTGAAAAGGCCAGGCGCAAAGAGGATGATGAGCGTCTAAATGCTGAATCAGGTTTATTAAAAAAACTGTCAAAAGTAGCTGAAGGCATAGGTAACCCTTCAGAGACTCGTGCCGTCGATGCGTTAGGTTATGCCGTTGCTGGTCCATTGTGGGCAGCAGGGAAGGAGCTTGGCGGGATATCAAAAGAAGTTGGTGGATCGCTTAATGGTGCCAGAAAGTCTATTGCCGATGTGATTCGTGGCAATGACGATAACAGCCGTAGAAAAGGTTTTTTTAGGCGTAAATCGCAAAATAGTGCCGATGTCGTTCAGGTTAACACCCAAAAACGGACGGTTCAGGAACTTCAGGAGCAGACCAGCGAAATTAAAGAGGGCAATGACAAGATTCTCCGCGCCCTTGATCAGATAGCCAAAAACACCGGGAAAAAGAAGGGCGGCTTGCTGTCCAAACTATTTAGCCTGTTAGGGAAGGGGGCCGGTGGCGTCGCGTCGTTGTTAATGGGGCGTGGCATGCTGAAAAAAGCTGGAGCACTCGCTTTTGGCGCTCTGGGGGCAAAGAAACTTGTAGGAGTGCTACGCGGTGGTGGCAAGAAGACTCTCGCCCATGAAGGCGGAGATTTGGCTGCCCGGGCAGCAGGTAAACTTGGATTAAAGGCAGTTGGTAAAGGGGCGTTACGCGCAATTCCCCTAGTCGGCACAGTGGCTGGAGGTATTTATGATGCGGTAACCGGTTGGAATGATACAGAAGCGCAACGTCGAGCGTTTGGGCTTAAATCAGGACAAGATCCATCATTCCAGCAAAAAGCCGCTTATACGTTAGCTAATGTTCTTGATATGGGGGGACTGGTATCTGGTATTAGCAGCGCCATTGGTGAGGTTCTCAAATCACTTGGATTTGAGGATATCGGCAATATGTTGCAATCATTTTCGACGGAAAGTATTGCCCAGGCCATTGATAGTGGGATTACCAACTTAGAAACATATATTTCTAACCTTGGCGACACCATTTCTACCAAGTTCGATGATTACACAGCAAAGATTGGTGATGCTGTTTCAGCATGGTTTAGCGATACATCTAATAAGCTGCTTGAAAAGCTGGATGCCATCAAAGACTTCTTTACTGTCGATAACCTGAAACAGGTTTTCAGTGATGCAATTGATAGTGCAATTGATTTCATTAAGAACCCAGGGAAACACATTAAAGAGGCGGCTGGTAATATTTGGGATGGGGTTAAAAATTTACCAGGTAAAGCATTAGATGCAGCGGTTGATGCCGTTAAAAATACCCCTGCGGCAATGATTATATCAAAAATACCCAATCCGATCGGCGAGGCTAATGCGAAAGAAATCACTCCAGAGTTAAAAGCTCCGGTTAATAGCCACCAGGAGACGTCTGATTCTAAAACTGAATCCGATGCCAAACAGAGTAATATTGCTACCCGCGTGATAAATGCGGCACTGGACACAGCGAAAGATAGCAATAAAACAGTTAAACAAACTGCCAATCAGATTATCAATGCAAATGCCGTAGAAACGGGCAATAGCGCGTTGCAGAAAATTGATAAAGCTATTGGTCAAAATAGCTCGTCATCATCGTCGCTTAATACCACTGGCACCAGGAATGACATTCAGAAAGCTGCGGATACTTACAACAATGGCAACTTAGATGTAAAAGTCGGAAGTCTTGGCGCTGAAGGTAAGGCAAATCTCGATAAGTTGGCTCCGTATTTTGCCGAACTAGAGAATAAATACGGTCTTCCAGAAGGCACTCTTTACGCGATTGCTGCAACTGAATCTGGTGGTAATCCGTATGCAAAATCCCAAACCGGTGCTCTGGGGATGTTTCAGTTCACGGGGATTGCTCGTGAAGAGACTGGCTTAGCTGAAGGTGAATCGTTTGATCCTGTGAAATCGGCAGAAGCTGCGGCTCTTCTCATGAGCAAGTATCTGAAGCAAGCCAATGGAGACTTAAACGAGGCCATCACTGCATATAATGCTGGGTTTGGCACTATTAATAAGTGGAAAAAAGGCACAGGTGACTTATCGAAAGAAAACCGTGAGTACGCGATCAAGGTCAATACTCATCGTGCTCGCTATTTAGGTGGTGAAATCTATACACCTGGAGCAGGAGCACAGGGTGGGGCGCAATATGGAGTGAGGGGACCACTGCCTGATAACGCTGTTATCGATCAGTATACTGGCCTGGCGTTTACCCCTGGTGATAGCCCGTTTGAGAAAGGCGGTCTGGTCGACAAAATCGGCAATGCTGTTGGCGTTAACGATCTGGTCAACAAATTCATGAATGGCCGGGGGATGCGTCGGGAAGTCGTTCAGGGAACGCTAGAAGAACGTGCACGAGGGAAGGGGACCGCAACAGCAGCTGGCAATGTGTATGTTGATACACCTATGCCAGTTGAAGAGGCACGTCCGGTGGCCAACAACTCAAGTTACTTTGACCAGCTCGGCGCACAAATGGGGATTGATGGACTGTATGACAAACTCATTAATGCCCGGGGAATGCGCTCAAATAATTCTCCTCAACCAGCCTCCACGTCCCAGGTGACGACTGCCGCCAACGATTTGCAGCAACCAACCGGTCGTATGCAGATAGACGGACAGGTTATTAGTGACCTTGGTGGCTCCGGTGCCAAGCCGACAATGCAGTTGGCTGATAATACCGTTTCACTTGATGGTGAAACGAAGCGGCTGTTTGCGCAGATGACCTCATTGCTTGCCAGGATTGAAGAGCACACCAAAGACTCAGCGAAAGGCCAGGGAACTGTCGTAAAGGTCAGCACGCCTCAGCCGGGCGTTATGCGCACGGTACCACTGTCAATTGATGATCCGTTGATGAATGACTACGCGAGAGTTGATTGATGGCCAACAATAACGAAATTGATCCTTTGCTGACGCTGGAGTTATCCGGCGTAAAAACGTATGAGTCCCAGGAGGAGGCCTGGGGCGCTCGTTTATATGAGTGGCTAAACACTTATCAGGGTGAGGTATACGGGGATCCGTCATGGGGCAATGTTTTACCGCAGTTTAAACACGAACCGACCAACTTGTCGCATGTTCAAATTGCGGTTGAGGCAATGCTGTTGCAAAAACTGACGGTAGATTTACCTGACATACCGATTTCTGGCTTGTCAGTAGCCGAGGGAGATGCTTTTGATAAGTTGAAAATATCCATTCGTATCAGGGATATAACTATCACACAGGACGTGGTGCTATGAGTAAAACAACACCGACTAAAGACAGTATTCGTGCAGAGTTTGAAGAGCTTGTCGAGAAAGATTCATTCTGGTCGAAGTTTGTCGGCTCTCAATTTGTCTCGATGCTGACATTGTTTATTACCCAGATTGTCTACAGGTGCTTTCAGTATGCCGATGCGGCGCTGGCTGAAGGCTTTATATCGACCGCGACGCGGCGTTCCTCTATCCTGGCAGCGGCAGAAACGAATAGTTACGTTGGTACCAAGCCAACACCGTCATCGGGGATGATTGAGATCACCGCCACAAGTGAAGATGCCCCAGCGGTAATTCCCAAAAACATGCCTTTAATATCTGACGACCAGTACCCTTACATGACTATGGATGTATGCAGGTTGGTTGACGGCACCGGTACGGTAGAAGTGGCACAGTTGGAAATCCAGGAGGTGACATATACCGTTACGGCTGCCAAAGAATTTCTGGAAGTCGTGTTATCAAAGGCTCTCACTGCTGTCTGCTATAAGCTGGAAGTATTCGTGACGACCGATGGTAAGACCACGCAGTGGTCTTCCAGCACAATGTTCCGGTTAGCTGGTAGTAAAAGCCAGGTCTACGTTGAGTTTTATAAACCATCCGAACAGTTGGGTGTCCGATTCGGCGATGGGCTAATTGGGCAAATACCGCCAGAAGGCTCGACAATTACGCTTAAGGTATGGTGCACCAACGGCGATATAACCCTGGTTGCTGGCCAAAACCTGACGCCTGTCGATTCTGCGGCTAATTTAGCTAATTTGATTTCAGTTAAGACAACGACACCTATAACCGCAGGTACCGATGCTGAAACAACGGAGATCACACGTAACCGTGCACAATATTACCTTGCCTATGATGATCAGGTCGTATGGGGCGGGGACTATACGTATTTTCTGGTTCGTAACATCCCGGGGCTGTCCTGGGTAAAGGCATGGGGCGAAGGCCAGCAAGAGAAATTAGATGGTGCTTATAATGTTCAGAATATCAATAAGATATTTATTTCAGGATGGCATCCAAATAAAAGCCAGTCAGAGCTTGAAGAAATGATCCTGACTGCCTTTAAGAAGGTACCGAATGAACTGAACAAGAAATTCTCTTATAAAGAGGTCAGAAAACTACCATTTAAGATAACCATCACCGGACGGATATCGGCAAGCCTGACCATTGAGAATGTGACCGATGAGCTGAAGTCGGCACTGGAAACAAAATTTGGGCGCGACTCAACTTTCTTTGATCCGAGCCGCGTCGGAAAGTACATCCTGATTAAGAAAAAAGACGTTTGGGCGTTTATCGAAACGCTGGGTTATTTCCGCGACTTTTATCTTGAATTTGTCGAGTGGAATGAGTCCAACGGCTTTTACGATTTCGTTTATCTGGATACAGAAAGCTCCACCTTTAATATTTCGTATGAGGAGGAGTGATGCAGCGTTCCTGGTTTAATAACCGGCTTACATCAGCTAAGCAAAAGTCATTGCTCTATAAATCATTGGCTGATTTGGTTCAGTCAATGATGGACACCTTTGTTGACCCATGGTTGGAGCGAATTACCAACCGGAAGTCTATTTTCTCCATGAGCAAGGAGGATCTGGAGACCAGGACAAATGAACTTGGCCAGTTCTTTACTATCAGAACCTCGAACTCATCTTCCGTTCCGATGTTGTTACAACAGCGGCTTGATGAGATCCACTTTAAGGGAACTGAACGTCCTATAAACCAGACAATTTACCGCGAATTTAACGGTATTTCTGTTTTATGGGATCCGATATATGCACCGGTGGACCTTGAGCGTCATCCCTATGGCACAGTTCTAATACCAGAAAGCACACTGGAGACTACCGGCGGCACATTCGGCGAGATGTTTCTGACTTCCAGAGGGATGATCAGTATTCCCATAAACGACCTGGCCAGGACAATGGGTATTACTGGCACGATAGATCAGTCCGCAATTACAGAAGAAATTCTCAGAAAGTTTAATCAGTTCGTAAAGCCTCTACTGCCACTGCATATAGTGTTTGATGGGCTTACGCTCTATTTGTCGGTTGTTGTAAATGAACAGGCCGACATGATCACTTTGAACGAGATTTCTGATACCGAAAAAGCATTCTGCTGGTTTGAAACTTCGGATACAACTTCGCTTACTGGAGTTACGTCGATTAGCGCCCCGATCACCGCAACGCCTGGTGGCACTATTGTGAAAGCGACACCTACGTTTGATCGCACACGCGCAGATGATTTGTTGCTGGATAGCGACGCCTGACAATCACCCCGTCCGTAGGGCGGGGTGACAAGTTACTTCTCTTACAATGAGGCTTCACAACATTGATTAGGGAAAATCATGTCTGACGTCTCAACAAACCTCTATAAGAGTCAGTTGTTGGACTATTACTATCAGCGGCGCGCTGAATCGTCCATTAACAAAGGCTCTCGATTTTTAATCAGCAAGGCCGTTTTCGGTACCAGTTCACTGGTTACCAAAAATGAAGATGGTACTTATGACATTGGAGAACTGCCAAAGGCTTTCGAGTTGGCAGAACTGACCAGTCAATTTTGCACCATAAACCTCGTCCCAACCTACTCTGGTGGGATAATTACTGTCCGAATGGACCTTGATCAAAGCCAGTTGCAGGAAGGGAGAAACTACCCATTCAACACTCTGGTTGTTCTAGATAACGAGAACAAGCCAATCGCCATTATTTGTGTCCAGGAAGACTCGCTGTATGTGGGCAAAACATATACCGCAGTTATGGCCATAAACACGACTACAGCATAAGGATATGCTTGATGAATGACGTTACAGTTGTTACATCAGTTACTTACCCATCGCCTGAGTCACTGGCTCTGGTGGCTGATGTGCAATACCACGAACCATATCTGTCAGCCGCGCTAAACCGAAAATTCAGGGGAATTGTTGACCCTGGATTTTATGCTGGTTTCCTGCCGAAGCCTGGTGGTGGGATGAACCTGTTAATCACCTCAGTGGATGGTGATAAAACTGCTGGCGCTGCGTCAGTGGATATTGGTGAATTCTACCAGGTAACTATTCAGCACCGTAAGGATATTTCTCTTGCACTTAGTGCAGGCAAGAAATATGCAATTGTGCTGAAGGGAAGATACCTCCTTGGAGAGGATACCTATCAGGTTAATACCGCGTCACATATTCATGCGGCTGAATTTGTTGCCAGAACCTATACCGATTCATATCAGTTAGGAGATGGGGAGCTGCTTGTTTGTACGGTGAATATCCCTGCTGGCGTATCAGCCATTACCCAGGAGATGATTGATACATCCGAGCGTATTAACCGCACGATCGGCATTGATATTTCAGACTCTGTAACCAGTAGCAGAAGTGATGTTGCTGCAAGTTCGCTGGCAGTTAAAAAAGCCTACGATCTGGCGAAAAGCAAGTATACGGCGCAGGATGCAAGCACAACGCAAAAGGGATTAGTTCAGCTCAGTAGCGAAACTAACAGCGACAGCGAAACAATGGCGGCTACCCCTAAAGCCATTAAGTCTGTAAAAGATCTTGCTGATACCAAAGCGCCAATAGAAAGCCCGAGTCTGACAGGAACGCCAACCGCGCCGACGGCAGCGCAAGGTACAAATAGCACGCAGATCGCAAATACAGCCTTTGTTAAGGCAGCTATAACGGCACTTATCAACGGTGCACCTGGCACACTGGATACGCTTAAAGAAATAGCTGCTGCGATCAATAACGACCCGAATTTCAGCACAACTATCAACAATGCTCTGGCTCTTAAAGCTCCTTTAGCAAGTCCTGCATTAACGGGAATACCTACTGCGCCAACCGCTGCACAGGGTACGAATAACACGCAGATTGCTACGACCGCTTATGTAAGAGCTGCCATATCCGCATTGGTTGGTTCATCACCAGAAGCTCTTGATACCCTGAATGAGCTTGCCGCAGCACTTGGTAATGACCCGAACTTTGCGACAACAATGACAAATGCGCTGGCAGGCAAACAGCCTCTGGATGCAACTTTAACCGCGCTTGCGGGTCTTGCTACAGGCGCAAATAAATTGCCGTACTTTACCGGTACAGACACTGTTTCTCAGACTGACTTAACGTCAGTCGGTCGCGATATTCTGGCCAAAACAAGCGTCCTTGCTGTTATCCAATACCTTGGTTTAAGAGAACTCGGCACAAGCGGTGAAAAGATCCCCCTGTTGAGCACGGCTAACACATGGAGTGCACGCCAGACTTTTAACGGCGGGATCACCGGGGCGCTGACAGGGAACGCCGATACCGCGACGAAGTTGAAAACAGCACGGAAGATTAACAACGTTTCATTTGATGGTTCGGCAGACATAACGCTGACACCTGAGAACCTTGGCGTCACCAGTCTGACGTTTGAGAAAAACAACGGTGAAATGCCTATTGATGCTGACCTAAATACTTTCGGTCCCGTTGAGGCTTATCTTGGTGTCTGGTCCAAAGCAACATCCACCAACGCAACACTGGAGAAAAATTTCCCGGAAGATAATGCTGTCGGTGTGCTTGAGGTATTTGCTGCCGGAAATTTTGCAGGTACGCAACGCTTTACCACGAGAGACGGCAATGTATACATACGCAGACTCGCCAATAAGTGGAATGGCTCTGATGGTCCGTGGGGCATATGGCGTCACACTCAATCAGCTACCCGCCCTTTGAGTACGACTATAGACCTGAATACGCTTGGAGCCGCCGAACATCTTGGTTTATGGCGTAACAGTAGCTCGGCTATAGCTTCATATGAACGCAATTATCCAGAGGAAGGCGGCTTTGCTCAGGGGATGCTTGAGATCCTCGAAGGCGGGAATTATGGAAGAACGCAACGTTATACCACTCGCCGCGGAAATATGTATGTCCGCTGCCTTGCGGCAAGCTGGGATGCATCAAATCCGCAGTGGGAACCGTGGTTAAAAGTCGGTCATCAGTCAGAGAGTCGTTATTACGACGGGGATTTGAATGATGTGACTTCACCAGGTATTTACAGCGTTACAGGTAAAGCGACCAACGGTCCAATACTGGACGGAAACGGCGTGACAGTCCTCGGTATTCTGGAGGTGTTGAGGCGCTTTGATGGTGTTAACGTATGGCAGCGTTATACAACTGCCGGAACAGGTGCAACCCTTAAAGGTCGCACGTTTGAGCGCGTCTATACCGGTAGCTCGTGGAGCGAATGGCGGGAAGTCTACACCTCGTATTCACTTCCCCTGAATCTGGGTATCGGCGGTGCTGTGGCAAAGCTCACCAGCCTGGACTGGCAGACCTACGACTTTGTTCCGGGCAGTCTGATAACCGTTCGGCTTGATAATATGACCAATATTCCCGACGGTATGGACTGGGGCGTTATTGATGGCAACCTGATAAACATCGCTGTTGGCCCAAGTGATGATACCGGTACGGGACGCTCAATGCATGTATGGCGCAGCACTGTAAGTAAAGCCAACTACCGCTTTTTTATGGTGCGTATTTCAGGAAATCCGGGAAGCCGCACGATCACAGCAAGACGTGTGCCAATTATCGACGAAGCTCAGACATGGGGCGCGAAACAGACATTCAGTGCTGGCCTTTCTGGTGAACTGTCCGGCAATGCTGCGACAGCAACAAAGCTGAAAACAGCCCGTAAAATTAATAACGTTTCGTTTGATGGTTCCGGGGATATTGAGGTCCTTCCTGTTGGTGTTCCGCTGCCGTGGCCATCAGATACTGTGCCGTCTGGTTACGCCCTGATGCAGGGACAGACTTTTGACAAATCTGCATACCCGAAACTTGCAGCCGCTTATCCGTCAGGCGTGATCCCGGATATGCGTGGCTGGACAATCAAGGGCAAACCCGCCAGTGGTCGGGACGTATTGTCTCTGGAACAGGATGGCATTAAATCGCACACCCACAGCGCCAGCGCATCCAATACGGATTTGGGTACGAAAACCACATCTTCGTTTGATTACGGTACTAAATCAACGAATAACACAGGTGCACATACCCACAATGTATCTGGTACTGCAAATAGTGCTGGCGCACATACTCATACCGTGCCATTAAGGAGACCAAACAGTGGCGGTATGAATTTCGACTGGCTGGATGGTTCATCAAGTGGCACGGTGGTGGGGAATGGAACTGTGCCTTCTTCTGGCGCACATACCCACTCAGTATCAGGCACCGCTACAAGTGCTGGGGCACATGCACACACTGTTGGTATTGGCGCTCATACGCACTCTGTTGCGATTGGTTCACATGGACATACCATCACCGTTAACGCTGCTGGCAACGCGGAAAACACCGTTAAAAACATCGCATTTAATTATATTGTGAGGCTTGCATAATGGCATTCAGAATGAGTGAACAATCACGTACTGTAAAAATTTATAACCTGCTGGCCGGAACTAATGAGTTTATTGGTGAAGGTGACGCATATATTCCACCTCATACAGGGCTGCCAGCTAATTCTACAGATATCGCCCCACCGGAAATTCCTGCTGGCTTTGTGGCAGTTTTTAACAGTGAAAATGAATCGTGGAATATTGTTGAAGACCATCGTGGTAAAACGGTCTATGACGTGGCATCGGGGGACGCGTTGTTTATTTCTGAACCCGGACCGCTACCAGAGAATGTCACCTGGTTGTCGCCAGCAGGGGAATATCAGAAGTGGGACGGCGTATCCTGGGTGAAGGATGAGGAAGCAGAAAAACTGTTTCGGATACGGGAAGCGGAAGAGAAAAAGGCAAGGTTGATCCAGGAGGCAACAGATAACATCGCAATTCTGCAGGATGCAGTTAATCTTGAAATAGCAACAAACGAGGAAAATTCACAACTGGATTCCTGGAGAAAATACAGAGTATTAGTGAGTAGAATTGACACCAGTACAGCTCCGGATATCGTATGGCCAGAGCTGATGAATCAGGGTTATGTACGGGAGGACGAGCAGATAACTTCAGACTGAAATTTAGTGATGAATGTTGAATCATCAGGAATATCATGCAATACCAATGCATGAGCACCTATTGTGACATTGTTTCCTATACGCACTTTGCCACCAAGAATGGTGGCATTACAACCAATGGTCACATTATGTCCTATAACAATATCCATATCATTAAAATCACCACGTAGCCCAATAGTTACCCCTGGTTTTATTGAACAATTTTCACCGATTGTTACTTTGTGACCGATAACAACACTGTTGAGATAAGAAATATCAAAGCCTTTCCCTATATTTACAGTTAAAGGGACTGTTACATTATATTTATCAAGAATTAAACGTTCTATTTTCCCCGCAATCTTCCGACAGTATCCGCCTTTATCAAAAAGGTATTTGGCCATGCGCCACCAAAATAAATAACGAACTCTTCTATGTTTTATTGCGCGAACAATTGCCTTTCGCCAGGAGAAAGGACGCTCGCTACCGATTACTTCATAGTGAATACAGTCTTTAAGTTCATTAATATTCATGTCTCTATTATTCAGCATAATATAATAATGTGCCCAATTATTATAATGATTTTAATGGGTTATTTCTACTGATTATCCAGTGTGTCTGGCGGTTTTCGGTATTATCTGCCGGAACCATGCCTCATCCAGCGGGTATTTGCTGCCTGGGTTATCCGGTTTTACGGTCACTCCCTCAGGCCTCCGATTCTGGTCACGGCGGGTTTGTTATTTTCCAATGCGTCGGATGACCACTGCCGCAACTTCTGCACCATTTTTTGGGAGCGGGATTCCACTCCTACGCAACCTGCGCTTTTTGTGCAGCCTGTTTTGCGTGCTGTCCCGGATTTTTGAGTTTCATTCTGCCTCCATGAGCCTATCAGAGACGACACCAATCCACTTAAGCACGATGCCAAGACCATCAAGGAGCTGCGTCAGAGGCCCAGCACAATGTTCTGCTTGATCGGCATAGGGGGGGAGCACAAGGCTGCGCCCCTGCCACACCACCCGGCATGCAGGTCCGTACCGGGCTTCCCCGGCTTCTGACGCAATGTTCTGTCAAGAGTCATATCTTTTGGCTTTCCTTCTCGTTCGGCCCTTCGTCGGAGTCCTGACTACTACGGCCTCTGCTGACTTCTCGCTCCGTCTTACGACGTTGCCCTTTCAGGCATGAGGCGAGAACTCCCCAGGTAAGAACGCGATCCTTCCCCGCACAACCGTCGGATCTACGCGACTTTGTCACGAAAGCTTCGCAGTGATGTGCCTGCTCGCCTTGCTCCATCGCGCCTCATATCCGATTCTTGTTCATCGGCTCACGGGTTCATTCCGTGCTTCCTCCCCACGCCCGGTCGCCCTCACGCAGTTGCACTTCCTTTCGCTCGCTGTGGTCAGCTCGCGGGAGGGCTTTCACCTCCAAGATCGCGCCCATGCTGGGCGCACACATCCTCCACGCTCTAAAGGACGTGGAGGATGTCAAGTAACATGACCGGTTGAGAAGTTACTTTGCATACCATTACCTCCTGACAACGTAGGAGGGAACTTGTGCTTGACACACAGGAATTAGCTCCAGTTGCTATTGCGCTCCTGCTTTCAGTAATTGGTGGGATAGGCACGTTCCTGATGGATGTCCGAGACGGTCGCCAGTCTGGCAATTTGTTGGGATTGGTTACGGAGATCTTTGTTGCAGTGACAGCTGGCGCGGTGGCGTACCTATTGGGGCAACACGAGGGCTGGGAGTTATCAATTACGTACTTAATGGTAACGATAGCCAGCAATAACGGTCATGAGGTGATTTCAGGGATGAAACGAGTGAATATCGATAGCATTCTGAATGTTCTTACAAGTTTGGTGAAAAAGGGAGGCGGGAAATGATTGGCTGGGGTGTATGCGCTCTTGCGTTAGCCTTAGCCGATCGCTATTTGCTAAAACGCAAGGACATCACGCATTTAGAACTTGGTGATGTGGAAATTAAACCGGGTTTCATCCGGGTGCCGTTCAAATACCGGTCTAAATTCCCGTTTTTGCGCGGCGCAACGGTCAGATATTGGATCCGCGATGTTCAGAAGCCGACGACTGTGATTGAAGGCGAACAACGTTGTCTGACGTCGGCTGAACAGGGCGAAAACAGTGAATGGTTGTACATACCCACTGAATATATGGGTAAAGGAGAGCGACTGTGGCATTTCAACGTCATGGTTACGCATGGCGACTCGTTCATTAACCCGTTGTATCGGATTTTCCCTGTTACTCAGCAAATCCGCAGAAGTTACGTAATAAATCTCGCACAGGATGTGTCAGATGACGAAAAATAAGTATGCAACGGTCGATTTTGACCAGGTTAATGAAAAGGGGCTGAAATCCCTTATCGCGGCGATCAATAAAACCGGTGTTACGGTAATTGAGGTTGACTCCAGCAACCGCGCAACAACGAAAGATGGCGTTAAAGTTAAAACCGCAAAGCTGGTTCTTAACGACGGACAAATTCTTGCCATACAGGTAAACGATACTGGCGATATATCGTCTGTGAGGCTGAATGGAAAAGCTATTCCTAACGCTCAATCGCCGGATATCAAGACGCTTGGTACCGTCATGGGACAGGCGGCCCGTAAAAACTCCGCAAAATTCCAGAAATCACTGATCGCCAAAGCGAAGCGTGTTGCCAATCCGGTAGACAAGAAACCGGCAGTTAAATCCAACTTTCAGCGCCTGCAAGAAGCAAAACAGCGGAATGCTCAGGTGGTTGCCGCTTATAAGTCCGCGCAGAATTCGGTGTCTTTCAATCAACAGCAGATCACTGATTTGCGGGCGAAGCTGGATAAGGAGACGGGCCGACTCAATAACGAAAAGGCACGGAATGGCGAACTCAAACGTCGTCTTAAGCAACTGAAAGCAGGAAATTAACATGGAACAGTTCAATATCAATAAAGGGGTGACGATCAAGCCTGGGCTTGACGTGCTTCCCCCGCCAGTGACTGATGATGAATATCGCGCATTAATGGCCGGTGAGGACCGCTATCTGATGACGGAATCCAACACCCTGGAGGAAATCGAGGCTACGTTCTTCTATGACACGCCGATCCACTGGTGTGCTACGGATTTACTGGAGGCGATTAGTTCTACTCGTTTGCAGTTACACAGGACCATGCAGGCATTTGTCCGGGCATTGAACCAGAAGCTGAATGGTACCGGAATCTCTGCGGGGAGTGATAAAACGGGGGATGTGGCCCAGAGCGGCGCGCGCGCGATCGGCGGCGCTGAAATTGGCCGGGCACGTAACGTTAACGGGCTGCCGGTCTTGCCAGCCATTATTCCGCTCAGTGATGGTCAGACTATCAGCATTCTGTTTCATAGCCCGACAGCGGAAAACCGGATCACCAATAGCGATACGCTGGTTGCTTTCCAGTTCTTACTGAATAAAAAAGACGTTACTCACACCGTTGCTCCGATGAGTGGACGTGATATGACGTTGGCGCAGGTCACCATGAAACTTGCCAACCTTGCAGAGAAAAACTCGGCAAAATTCCAGCGTGCGCAGAAGAAGAAAAAAGCCCTTGTTGATGAAATAACCCAACTACAGGCTGACAGTGACCAGAAAGAGGATGCCATGAGCGACCTCGCGGATCTGGTGGCAGCGGTAGAAGGGCAGAAGGCAGATCTGGAGCAGAAAATTAACGCTGTTGCATCGGAAGCGGATTCTCTTTATGAAGAGAATGAGCGTTTGCAGACGGAGATTGATCAGCTCAATCGCACTGGTGGGCGCGATACCATTGCTCCAGCGGGGATGACTGGTGGGCACTCTCGCGCGCTGACGGATCGCCTTGCCAGTATCAAAAATCGTATGCATATGGACGGGGAAGTGACGCTCAGTAATGGTGCATCAATGAAGCAATTCATTGAGGACGGAGAAGGGTATATCCAGTTAAGCGATTCGGATGGCAGCGTGTACATGATCAAGGCTAAATCCATACAGGGTGTGGACATGGCAGATGCGATCGGCAAGCTGTTTAAAGCCTATAAAGCGGGTAATGTATCGGAATACCTGGTCCAACCAGAAGAACATAAACCGGAAAACGTCGAACCTGAACCAGCGGAGGATACCGGTAGCTCTTCGCCTGAACCAGAAGTCTCTGTAGGTGCATATCGATATGCCCTGCAAATGCGTCCGGCGGCCCCTGGCGCAATACCTGAAGGTAACAAAGCAATTCTGCCGCGCCCTGATGAAGGTGACCCGTATTATGAATATGCACGCTACGGCATTGCTACTTACGATACCCCGCTTTCTGATCAGCAAATGAGTGAGTACGACCTGAAGTTATTGCCTCGCGAGGATTCTTTCGACTTCCTGGCGAAGACACTTACTAATGGTCCGTTTGACAAATATGCACAAAAAGCTCTGGAGCTGGCCACCAGCTCACCAGACGAGTTCCGCGTAATGCTGAAAACTCAGTTTCAAAAAACTTTCCCCAATATTGCGTTTCCGGGGGGCGCTGGCACCGAGAAAATGGTGCAGAGCATGATCAATGCATTGCAGGCCGAAGTCGGTGAGATTACTCAGCCAGAACCTGCCTCGGCACAGCCTGATGAAACGGTTAGCGAAGCAGATGCAGCGGCTAATAAAGCCATTGAATATCTCAATAACGTGATGGATATGCAAAGCACTGACATGGCGGAGATCCGTAACGCCCGGGGTAATGTCCGGGAAGCGATTGCAGCCCTTCAGGCTGCCGGGCGTTTTGAGGAAAACGAAGAGCTGGTTAATGGCGCTGCTCGCCACCTGGCTGATCTGCTGGTAGCAATCCAGAAAGCGGGGGTAGCGGCATGACACTATCAGCTATTGAGTTAATGGATCTCAGCGATAAGTTGGATGCTCTGATGTCCAAAGCGGCTACCGCGAGTGGCATGGAGTTGCTGGATATCAGCGATGAAATTGACCAGATCATGCAACAGATGGGGTACGGTGTGTCCGGCGGCAGTAGTGGCGAGGAAAAACAACCTTCGGTACATGATGGTGTGCCAAAACTGGTTGCTGATTTCCTGGCTGATAAATTCGTCGATCAGAGCACCGATGCATTTATCGGTACCTTGCAGGATTTGAGTCAATATGTTGGCACATACATCGACCTGGACCAGGTTAAACAGCACACGGCGGCATGGATAGCCGCCAACATTAAAGAGGCAGCATAAGGCGTAACAGGGATGAGCTTAAGCGATCAGGTGGTAATGGCCACCAGCATAGAAACGCTGATCGAGCTGCTAAAGAACCTGCCCGATTATGGGCGGGTTTCGTATGTGGTGACAGCGAAGGGAGACGAGGTAAAAACAGCGTTTGATATCGTCGATGCCTCAGCTCTTTTGGCATCCAATACTCTGGATGGGAAAATTAATCCTGACTATCCCCAGGAACTTCAGCCGCGCGACCGGACCCGCGCATCCAGCCTTCTTCAGGTTAACCAGATATCCAAAGATTTGCGGCCAGCTCAGCTTACTGATTCCGGTTTATCCAGCCATGGTGCGCCGATAATTGGTGAGGACAATGCCGTTGAGTCAGGTAATGGACGGACCATGGGGATCATCAAAGCCTATCAGGACGGCAATGCGGATCGGTATCGTGAGTACCTGATTGAACATGCGACCGAATTCGGAATACGACCTGAAAAGGTTGAATCAATGACGGCTCCGGTACTGGTGCGCCGCCGGTTAACGAAGGTTGACCGTGTTCAGTTTGCCAAGGACTCAAATATTTCTGATCTCCAGGAAATGGCAGCCAGTGAAAAGGCTTTTGTTGATGCCGACAGCATAACTCCGGCGATGATGGCGCTGTTTAACCCATCAGAAAGCGGAGATCTGCTTAGCCGCAGTAATGACGCGTTTATTCGCGGATTCATGACGCAAGTTGGTGCCACACAGGCTGCTGGCCTTGTAACGGAAGATGGGCGACCAACACGGCAACTTGTTGACCGTATACAAAACGCGATCTTTGCCAAGGCATATAAGGATGCGCGCCTGGTAAGAATGGTTGCAGAAGAACCTGATCCGGATATGCGTAATGTTCTGACGGCGCTTAATGCGGCAGCCAATGATTTTGTCCAGATGCAGGCTTTATCAGGAGAAGCGCACAAGCAGGCTGTGACAACTATTGTTGATGGTATTGAGACAGCGGATAGTCTCGATAAAAAGGCGCTGGCGGCATTGAAAGATGCGGTAGACCTGGTAAGGCAATCGAAGGAGTCAGGCCAACATATTACCGATGTTATTGCTCAGGGGGATATGTTCAGCGAAACAGCCCCGGAAGTGAAAGCTCTCGCGTTGTTCATCGTCGCGAATAACCGTAGCGCGAAGCGTATGGCCACCGCCTTTAAATTGATGGCTCAACGTATCAATGATGAGTTACAGCACCAGGGCCAGGCGCTGGGGGATATGTTTGGCGGTGGTGATGTGTCGTTACAGGATATCCTTCGCCAGGTGTCTCAGGAACTGGAAAACGAAGGCATGCAAGGGATATCCGGCGGTCTTTTCGAGTCCGTTTCCGGCGGTAGTTACAACGGTGTTGCTCCATATACCAGTTTGCTATTACATCGGGCATCCGGCATCAAAGACATTATTCATCTGATCAGGCTGCTTTCCCGTACAGATCCCCAGGATGAACAGCTTGTACAAGTGCTTGCGCATTTTGTTCGAATGCCTGTTGCCGACGTGAATAAATGGTGCCGATTATTCGGTATCAGCAATTCGTTACTTCGCGGATTGTTAAATCACGCATCCTCCCTTGGGCGCGACGGCTTTGATGAGATAGCGCAGGCGATAAAAAACGGAGATATGCCACCAGCTATTGACTGGTTTTCCATTCGCCCAACCAGGGTGAAAGCATTCCTTAGCGCGGCGCATTCGGCATCACCATTGGCAGAAATGATTCAGAGGTTGTCGCTCATATTCACAGACCATACCGCGTTGGGTGATCTGACTCTGGACGAGATGAAAGAAGCCTCCATTCAGTGGGCCGATCAACAAAATGAGGTTAACTCAGACTTCTTGCCAGCATTCAGGAAGGCCGTTAGTAAAGCGGATGATGCCCGTGGAATTCTGAAGGCATTTAAGGCATTGCAAAGTCGGGTTAATAAACATGTCGGTGATATCGATGGGGTAACGACGGAAGGCAGGGATATCCTTAAAGAGCACGGCATAACGCCAGAGTTTATTGATGAGATCAGGACGGATATGCAGCGTGAGGTCGTATCGTCCCTGCAAATCGTAGCCAGAGCGTTGGCAGATGCTAATCCGAAGAGTGCGTCCATTGTTAACCGGGTTATTGGTGATATTGAAGCATCGGAGGGCATGGGGGCGCTGAAACTCTTCCTTTCGCGAGCGTTTAATCCTAACGGCAATATTCTCCCTGGCATTATTGGTGAGGCTAAAAAGTATGTCAGTGAAGAAGAACTTGAGCAGCTTGACCAACTACTTAAGCGATTCTCATATAACCCGCAGACACGCTGGCAAATGAATCAGCGAAGTATGGGTTCGGTCCACGAGAAAGTGTTATCTGCCATGAACAGTGCGATCGCAAACTCATCCGTATCTGAAGAAAAAGCTCTTGAGTGGGCCGACTCTTTTATCACAGAAGAAGTGGAAGAAGCCCGCGCTGGACAGAATGGTGGGATAGACCTGCGCAAGGAACTTGCTGATATTTATCGCCTGACTGGCGGGAAAATATCGACCTTATCAAAGGTAGTTCACCACCAGGGAAGGGCATATGCAAATCTAAATGGTGTTGTTGCTGTCAATTTGAACGATGAAAATGCAAGTGCACTGTGGCACGAGCTGGGTCATCATCTTGAGTACAGTAACCCTGGTTTGTTAGAGAAAGCCCGGTCATTCCTGAAGGCCAATGTTGAAGGGGATAAGCCATCTTTCGTCAATATTGGTGGGCGTGGCAAGCCTGAATGGTGCTTCAGATCTCGATTGAGTAATATTTATATGGCGAAGGTATACCCGCCAGCCTCAGTAAGTAACACCGGGAAAATTCGGCAGAAATCACCGACTATTTCCAAAACGTCAGCAACGGAAGTATTCTCTATGGCTCTTCAGTTGTATCATGACAAAGAGGCCGCTGCCGCATCACTGATGAATGGTGACGGATTGCTGGAACTGTTATTAGGTGTGGCAAAGGAGCTAAATAATGCAGATTAAAATCGCAGCGCCATTAGGTGGAGATGCCATTATCGAATTTGATGATAATGAAGAAGTTTCCGGGCGTTTAAGCATTATCTCCGGTGACATTACCGAGGACATGATCGCTGAAGCCATAGCTGGGGCAAATCCCAATAGCTATATGGGATTCGTTAACACCCTTGATGCTCCCGCAAGTGATGTTCTCCGAACGCTGCATCTTTACGCTGGCTGGTTTGTTGATTGGCCAGCAGTAGATGGTGGCGATGAGGACGACGACGATGATTTTGGTGATCATGTAGACCAGATCGTATATTGAAGAAATCCCGCCAATCGGCGGGATTTTTACCTCACGAGAAGCTTTTTTCTGATGTCAGCCAACAGTGCTCGTGCAAATCTCTTGGTGGTTTTTCGACAAATGCCTCTTCAGCCACATCCTGCCAGGGGATTTGTTTAGCCCATTCAGTTATAGCGTTATGGTTTGCCGAGAATAACGGTATTGTATAGGCCTTCAGCCAGTCTAATGTGCTGGAGTTGTGTTTTTGAGCGTGATGTTTCGCATGGTGTTTGGCGATCACGATCGTAGGCACTACCCATTTACTACCGTCAGTCATTGTGAAGTGCATATTACGGGGAACAGATGACTTTTCCATCAACTCCCGAATCCCGGGGAATTTCCCCAAGATCAATCGGCGATATTCATCGCTATTGCGCCCACCAAACTCTTTGGCTCTGAATTCAAGATATGCTTCAGAAACGAGAGGTGAATCCTCTGTGTTTAGAGTTATCGCCGTGAAAAAACCAGCAGGATTGTTTTTACTATGGGCCAACCGGTGATGCGAATCATAAAAGTACCCTTTCTCGCGTTCCGATGGTTTCGACAGCAACAGCAGGCGCGAGTCATAATTGGTTAAATTGCCAGTTATCACTGCATGAGCGCGATCGCTGATTTCCGCCGAGTTAATAACGATGAAAAGATCGTGCGGTCCAGTAAAACCAGCCAGAGACTCTTCGTTATTCAGACAATAGGTTATATAGACGCATCCCCATGTTTCACTGATATGCACCAACCCTTTGTCAGGGTGTATTCTGAAATAATTGCCAAGAAAAGGGTGTTTTTGGGTAACTCGCTCCCAATAACGGAACATATAGTCAATTATTGTTTTTCGACTATCGTTAATCGCAGGAGAAACAACCACTGTACGGGAACACGAATACAGTATTGTTTGCAGGATGCTAATCACTGCCACAATAGAGGTTTCCCCAATACCATGTGGTGTGGTGGCAGTGACTTTGGCTCCGGTGTTCTTTATCGCGTTAATAATTTTTGCTTGATGAGGTGTTAACTCAATATCAAGCAACTCTTTTGCTGCCAGTTCCCAATTGTCTTTATACCGTTCTATCAGTGCTAACCAGGCAGATTCATTCTGTATACGATTAATCACTTTCCACCTCTTCCGTGGTGTTTTCTTGCAGTTCTGTTAATGCAGCACGACATAGGTTCCGGGCATTGGCTATAGCCACACTTTTGACTTCATCCGTCATCGTGCAGGTAATGTACTGATCGAGTTCTTCAGCGCGGATGATGCTTTTGCCAATCAGAAACTGTATTTGCCATAGCAGATCGGCATCCATAATCAGAATTTCTGCCGGGCCTTCAGGGCCAGCCGGGAAGGAAACATAAGACTGTTTGCCCAGGCCGACAACTCGACAACTTGCTTCAAGAATTGCGCGCTTGAGGTCTGGCTTTATAACGGAAACAGGTTGATTCTCACCAGTGATTACGCCGTTGACATGGAAAGGCATGTAGCTTGAAATACGCTCCACTTTCCACACGCCAGCAAGCGATCCTTCATGCAGCACAATGGGGGTAACCGCGAGTTTCATCTCACCATATAACTGCTGGCAGATAGCTGGATTGCTGAATACATCTAAAGGCTCACATTCAAACAGCGGCGCAATCTGCATGAGGTCCATCATGGTCATCCCTGGGGTGCGAGCAGTAATGAATTTGCGCATACCAGTATCCATTGCGCTCCAGATTGCTACACCATGCTTTTTGCTCACTTCTTCAGTAAAGCCAAGGTGGCACATGATGGTTTTTTCGATAGCCAGATCGGAGATAGAAACCTTTTCGCCAGGTACACCATCATTATTGATGGTCACTTCGACACTCTGGCCATTACGCAGGCGGTATTGAATTGCTTTAGTATTTTGTGCTGCCATAGTCTTTTCTCTGCTTAAAAACTGATGTATTGCGCCTTCAGGTGGGTCAGGAATGTTTTCCCACCAGCGAAAGCAATATCTCGGGGTGTTCTTTTCGTGAAAAGCGCGTTCCATTGCCAACTTTGGCGTTTTTTAGCGAGTTCGTGCTTTTGTTGGCGTTTGGACCACCGCTTTTCTTTCAGTCGTTTTTTACTCATAAACTCTAAAACGGAATATCGTCTTCAAAGTCCATTGGAGGTTCGTTATTGGCGCTGCTCTGAGGTTTGCCGCCACCGCTGTATTGCTGGTGGTTTTGAGGTTGGTTTGACTGCCCCCAGCCATTTGAGGACTGTGAATCGTCGCGGCGAGCGCCGATCATTTGCATGGTGCCGCCCTGGCTGACGATAATTTCCGTCGTGTAACGTTCTACACCGGCGTCATCTGTCCACTTACGGGTTTTAAGTTTCCCTTCGATGTAGACCTGAGAACCTTTTCGTAAATACTCACTCGCAATTTCAGCAAGTTTTCCGAACAAAACGACTTTATGCCATTCTGTTTGCTCTTTCTGTTGGCCTGTTTGCTTGTCGCGCCATGATTCATTCGTTGCGATGCTGAGTCTTCCGACTGCTCCGCCATTTGGTATATACCTGATATCTGGGTCTTGTCCCAGGGTACCTATCAGGATGACTTTATTTACACCGCGTTGTGCCACTTATCTCACCTAATAAAATAAATTAATTAGAGCAATAATGTATATCTTTGAAACGTAGCTAACAAGTGATTTGCATTATCCTGTACCTTCTAAAGGGATCGAGTCAGTCGGTATTGGCTGTGAATGGGTGTTTGTCCTGGAGCGTAAAAAATTCGCTTATGAGGTCTTTATGAAGGGAAAAACAGCCGCAGGAGGCGGTGCAATTTGCGCTATCGCGGTGATGATTACCATCGTGATGGGTAATGGCAATGTGCGAACCAACCAGGCGGGGCTTGAGCTGATTGGTAACGCTGAAGGTTGCCGACGTGATCCATACATGTGCCCGGCGGGTGTATGGACTGACGGGATTGGTAATATACACGGGGTAACGCCAGGCGTGCGAAAAACCGACCAGCAAATCGCCGCTGATTGGGAAAAGAATATCCTGATCGCTGAACGCTGTATTAACCAGCACTTCCGGGGCAAAGACATGCCCGATAATGCCTTCAGCGCAATGACAAGCGCGGCATTCAATATGGGATGCAATAGCTTACGGACCTACTACAGCAAAGCGCGAGGCATGCGAGTAGAAACGTCCATCCACAAGTGGGCGCAGAAAGGGGAATGGGTGAATATGTGTAACCATCTCCCTGATTTCGTGAACAGTAACGGCGTGCCCCTGCGAGGTTTAAAGATTCGCCGTGAAAAAGAACGCCAGCTTTGCCTGACGGGACTGGTCAATGAATAAACTCCGGCAGCTCCGCCGACTTTCGACAATGAAGTTATCGCTGGCGGCGATAGTTTTCGACTCGATTTTCATGGCGGTATATGTGCTCAATGAGACGTGGCCACTGGAACCGCTATTGTATGCCGGGCTTCGGCTGTGCCTGACATTTTTGAGCATGGCTGCAAGATTGATGCAGCAGAAAGAAACCGCTTCAGATTGTCCACGCCGCGCGGTGCGCAAATATATGGCTCGCAGGCGAAGGCGATAATAGTTAACGAGAACCCCGGCAGCCGCCGGGGTTATTTTTGGTGGTTATTTAAACGGATTGATTGAATTATTGAACGTGATGATGCTTGTCTCACGCGGTGCCTGGACGTTAGCCGCTTGCGGAACCTCCTTAATTTTCTTGGTGACAGGCAAGTTGCGTGCGCCAACTTTGATCAGAGATTCGAAAAGTGTGGCAACGATTTTTGCATCACCAGGTTCTTTGAGGCGGAATGCGTCTTTTTGGGCGGCGGAGACGAAGATCGGGAGGTTATCCAGTTCGTCTTGCATTGCTGCCAGCACATCGTCGCGGATACCCGCTGTTTCCTCCAGCAAAGCGATTCGCGCTTCAGCATCTGCGATCTTGGCCATTGCTTCGAGGTGGCGGCCCTGGCTTTCGAGTAGTGCGGTTTCCAGTTCTGCCGTACGCTCTGTTGCCTCCACCATCATTTCCAGTTCAGCCATTTTGCCGTAATGGGATATAACTGCCTGCACTGACTCGTCGGAGTACCCATGCGCCGCCAGGGACTCTGCCAGTAGAGATTTAGAATCCGCGCTTTCAAACATTCCGGCGCTGGCAGGATGATCCAGACTGATATAGTTCGGCGTTGTCACATAATCCACACCATGGAAGCTGGTGGTTACAGCGATTTTCCCGGACTCACGCCCGCCAGTGGCCCAGCTCCAGCCACCAGCTCGGCTTTCGATCATCGCGGCGACAATTTTACCCGGCTCTGTGTTAAGAATTTCCTGTGTATGGGTAACGATGCCGTTGTCGTCAACAGATATAGCCACTGTGCGGCACGCTGGAACATTGTCGATTACGACCGGGCGACCTTCCACCATGATCACGCTGGTTTCTGGTACTTCCAGTTTGCCAGTCAGCTGTCGGCGACCGTGACCGTAATAGCCGAAAAGCTCTCCAAGGCGTAAACCTTCCTGAGTTTCCTTGCTTTCAAGCATGGTCTTGACCGCGCTTAATACATACTGTCGCCCGTTCTGACGACCTTTTCGAGCATTGCTATAGAGACAAAAGCGGTCAGTGACCGTTTTCAAAACATCAGTCATTATCGTTTCCCTCTTTAAAGACCGATTCAAGGATTTGCGCCAGTTCCTGTGGCGGTGTTTTGATGATGGAATCCATCAGGTGATCGTCGTCCTCGCTTTTAGCTTTCAGTTCGTTCACCAGTGCTTCAGAGATTTTTTCGTCAATCTCCAGCACATCGCTGAACAGGTAACGTTTGAATGCATCGGAATTAGCGAGGACGCTGTTATTGCTGACGGCATCGAGGATTTGCGTAACGATGGTGGCGTAGTTCGCCTGCGAGTCGCGGTTATCGTTGTGCTCTTGTTGCAGAGCGGTATTAACGGAGTGGAATTCGATTTTGTACGGGCGATCACCTTCCGGGTATACCTTGCCGTACTTGAAAGCAAGATGAATATCGATAGCCCGCTGAATGAACTCTTCTACGCCCTGCTGGATCCATGAGGCGCGCATGGCGGCCTGAATTGCCGTGCGCAGGAATCCACCTTCACCAAGCCCGCCGGACATTTGATCTGCCCACCCCAGGAGGGTGTAATCGAGGCCAAGTGCTGCCGCCAGCTGGCGCATATAGGTGAGAATGTCTTCAATGCCGTTGATGTCAGCCTGGATGGTCTGAGTATCAATAGTCATCTGTCCCTTGCCGTCGCCCATAATAGGCAGCAGGGTATTGGTCACCGTAGGCATGTTATTCGCGCCGCGTGCGCGCTTTTCCATCAGGTCAGCTGCTCGTTTAAGCGTCTGAGTAATGGTGCGCGAATAATCGGCTGCTTTTACCGGATCCAGACTATTCATCGCCAGGCCGATGATTCGGTCAATTTTCGACGCATTAAAACGCGTTGCCTTCAGCGAGCGGATCGCCGAACGCAGATTCATGTACGGCTCGTAGGCATATTCGAGCAAGCTGGTCCCGTAATTCTGGGTTTCAATCGGCGTGCGCTCTTCCGGATCATCCAGCAGGCTGTAAGCCTTATGGCCAGTGTGCACCGGCATAAGGTTTGACTTAGGCCGCCAATAGGGGATTTTCATAGGGATAATGGCCCACGGATCGGCGAAAACCATTTTCCCTGACGCATCCTTCAGATAATCGCCGCTAAATCCCGCCAGGTTGCCGCTGACCTCGAACTCTTTGATGAAGCCCGGAAGGGTGTAATAGGAGCACTCAAAAGACGTGATCCCTATTCCTTCTTTGGCGTATGGCCTGACATAAGCCACCCCAAATACAGACATGATAAATGCCCACCCGGCGACCTCTTTGTTGATGGTTCGCCCGATGTCGTTCATCAGCTCGTCACACAACGCCTGCGCGGCGTCATAGTCACTATCGTTTCCGTTATGTACCGGCACGATAGAGAAGGTTTGTCCGGTCTTCTTATCGAAAGAGAGCGCGTGCGTAATATGGATGTTCAGCGCGGTGGCGATCGTGCTGTAAACCGCCATCTCTTCGAGTAGCGGATAGCGTTGCAAGCGGTCTTCCGGCAGTTGAACTTCATCAAAGATAAAGCGACTTCCGTCCACCAGCCCATCGCCAGCCATGCCACTATCGCCCGGTTTGCCGCCTAAGAAGCCGGACAGTTGTACCGGTGCCCCTGCGCGAGAAAACAAATACCCACTTCCGCCGTGCACAGCCAGCGCGGACAGGAGGATGTTGTCCCGTTCTCCGTTGTCTTTAAAAACCCCCGCCAGCGCCTTCCTGACCGAGGATAGCGTGATTTTATTGTCTGCCAAGATTGCACCTTAATTAGAATAATTCGCATCGTGTTTGAACGGAATTTAACACTAGTCACTTGTTAAGGATTACCAATGAACAAGCTATCTATGGGGGTGTTTCGCTGTTCAAGTGTCAGCGAAATATTGAAATACATTAGGGCAATAACATCTCACCGAGCGCCGATTAGATACGGCGTGGAAAAGGTGGAAGGCAAAAGCTATGACCGACTACGCCGGGAGGCGAATCAGAAGGCGATAGATTTGCTTAATTCGCTGGTGGACGGCGCGACACTGACAGATGAACAGCGCCAGATCCTGGCTGGGTACACCGGTGAAGGCGGCATTGGCGGGTCCGTCTCCGAATATTACACACCAAAGCCGATCGCTGAAGGTGTCTGGGAGATCATGAAGCTCTACGGCGCGGACGTAGGTAACACTCTGGAACCATCGGCGGGCACCGGCGTTTTTAATGAGACAAAACCGGTTGGTACGGTGATGACCGCGACTGAGATCAGCAGTGTTTCCGGTCGTATAAACCAGCTGTTACATCCGGAAGACAGCGTACAGATTTCCCCGTTCGAACAACTGGCTGTAAGCACGCCTAACGATTCATTCGACCATGTTGTGGGTAACGTTCCGTTCGGCGGTCGTGATAACACACGCAACATCGATAAGCCTTACGCAGAAGAAACGGACATGGGTTCTTACTTCATGCTCCGCATGCTGGACAAGATAAAGCCAGGCGGATTCATGTGCGTGATTGTGCCGCCGTCCATTGTTTCAGGTTCAAACATGAAGCGGTTACGCCTGCGCCTATCACGGAAAGCTGAATTTCTTGGTGCCCACCGCTTGCCTACCGGTACTTTTGATGCTAACGGGACCAGTACGGTCGTAGATGTGGTGCTGATGCGCAAACATCCGGCAGAGATGGCTGAGAAAATCCCCCTGGTGGATGAAGGCACTCTTGAATCGGCAAATGTGCTTTGGCCAACGTTTATTTCTGGCAAGTGGTTCGAAAAGGATGGCCGCCGGTTTGTTCATGGCACCCAGGAGAAGGGATTCCAGGGGCGTATTGAGGTTCGTGCCGACGGGCAGATTGATAACCAGGCTCTTAAAGCGAAGCTGATTCATCGTTTCGAAAGCCGTATCGACTGGTCTTTGCTTGATATGGCTGAACCGTCACCGACCGCAGACGTTGTTGATGAAGGGGAAATGCGCCTGATTAATGGCGTATGGCAAAAATATGCTGGTGGTCGCTGGATTGAAGCTGATTCTGGTAAGGAGCTTAAGATTGATGCTGCCAGTTATGGCGCGGATAGCTGGGAGGCTCTTCAGCGTAACCTGACTACCACTGAAGGCCGTCTCGGCATGACATTTACCCAGATGGCAAATGTCCGCGATAAGTACACCACATCAATCAGCGACGATATGGTGCAGCTGGTGGACTGGATTAACAGCCAGCCTGAAAAATACCGTGAACGCTTGTATCGCGGGGCGATGATTGGCCGGATGTTAATTGAATATCAGGACATGAAGGCCGCCGGGCATAGTGCTGAACAAATCGAACAGCAGCGCCTTTCTCTGGTATCCCGTTTGCAAGCAGAGATTGACCGTTTTGGTAACCCCGGTCGCGGTCCGATAGCGAAATTATCGGGAAGCGGTGCGCGCGCCTGGTTTGCTTTCCGTGGTGCAATTAAGCTGGATGGCACTATTTCTGACGAGCTGACAGGAAAGCTGGTTACGCATGATTCCAGCGCCAGTTATGACTCCACCAGCTATCAGGACACCCTGCGTTATCTCTATAGCGATCTTACCCGCGATCCAATCCAGCTCGATGATTTCCGCCTTGCGTTTACCGGCGGACTGCCAGCCAGTGATGAAGAGTTGCTTAATTTATTGGCCAGCACCCCTGGTATTGCGGTTTCACCGTATGGCGGGATTGTTCCGTTCGCCCGCGCCACCAGCGGCGACATTAACGAGATAGTGGCTCCAAAACAGGAATTCCTTTCCACACTCCCCGACGGTCCAGTAAAGAACAACGTCCTTAATCAGTTGGCAGCGATCGAAGAGAAGCGCATCAAGACGCCAGCAGAGAATATCCGCTTTAAGCTCAATAGCCGTTGGTTCGACCGTTCCGTCATTCTGGAGTTTTTGCAGGAAAACGGCTATCCGGATCTGCGCTATGTGCAGTCAGTGCAGCTGGAAGGCGACGAAATGGTTTCTGACACCTATCACGGTGGTGATGGTCTGTTCGTCGGGCACCGATACGGTGTCGTCCAGCGCAAGGATAAAGAAACAGGTGAGATCCGCTACGAGTGGGACCGTAAATCAGGTGAAAACGCGACCGGGTTCCCGGCACAGCTGGAAAAGTATCTCAATGGTGCGCGTATCGGTGGCAAAGATAGCGCGACGGCGAACGGCTATCGTGAGCAGATGGCACTGCTTGAGGACCAGTTCAATAAGTGGATCAAGACGCACGATCGCTACGATGAGCTGGTTGCCAAATACAACGATGTTTTCAATAGCAATATTCCGTATGAACACTCTGGTGATCCGCTTGGGTTGAAGGGATTAAGCGGTAAGCGTCAGCCATTTGATTACCAGAATAGTGAGGTGCGCCGACTGTCCGAAGATGGGCGCGGCATCCTGGGCTTCGGCACCGGGCTGGGTAAAACCACGACCGCGCTGGCACTTGAGGCGTTCAACTATGAGAACGGTCGCTCCACCCGTACTGCGTATGTAGTGCCTAAATCAGTGCTGGAAAACTGGTATTACGAAGCAAAAGAATTCCTGAGTGAAGAGGCATTCAGTAACTACCTGTTCGTCGGTCTTGATGTGCTGATGGATGGCGATCAGATTCGCCAGGTGCCGGTGCTCGATGAGAACGGTAAACCTGTTCTTGGTGCTGATGGCACTCCAGTTATGCGCGATGCTCTTAAGCTGGCAGATGAAGCCACTATCACGGCGCGGATGAATGCGATCCCGCACTCAAATTACCGTGCAGTCGTGTTTACCAAAGAACAATACGCCCGCATTCCGCTACGTGATGACACCGTAGATGAGCATGCACAAGACATGCTTTATGACTTCGTTGCTGCCGGACGTGTGGCCAGCGCAATGGATTCCGATTCCCATCGCAAAGAGGCGGCGCGTCGCCGGGTATTGTCGGAGTATTCAGATACCGGTACCGAAAAAGCAGAGAAGTATCCGTACTTTGAGGATATGGGCTTCGACAGCGTGATCGCCGACGAAGGCCACAACTACCGCAATAGCTATAAAAATGGTCGCGAAGCGTCACAGCTGGCCTATCTGCCCACCAGCGCGGTGGCGCAATCGGCGCGAGATATGGCAATCAAAAACGCGTACCTGATGAAAAAGAATGGCGGGCGCGGACCGGTTCTCCTGACTGCAACGCCAGTCGTTAACACCCCGATCGATGCATACAACATGCTTTCTCATGTTCTGCCGAAAGAATACTGGCAGAAGATGGGGATCTACGGTCCTGATGACTTCGTTAAATTCTTCGGCAAGACCAGGCTGGAAACGGTACAGAAAATCAGCGGTGAAGTTGAAGAAAAAATGGCGCTGGTGGGCTTTGAAAACCTTGATGCGCTGCGCGGCATATTCCATCGCTGGACAACGCTTAAAACGGCGGAAGACGTTAAGGATACCGTGGAGATCCCGGAACTGGACGAACACCAGCAGGATGCACCACTTACGGAAGAACAACTGGCGGCGTATGAAGAATTGCGTCAGCAGGCGGAAGCGGCAGCCAAAGCCAACAATGGCGTAACGACCTCGGTCAATGAAGACGGCGTGATTGAGCACGAGAAAGCCCGTCCGATCTTCTCAATAATCAGGGATATGGACCGCGTATGTACTGACATGGACCTGTACTATCGCAGGATCACCTATCGTTTCCTGCCGGAGTACGCCGATGCGGTGCAGCAGCTGGCGGACAGTTTGCCTAAACAAGCCACCAGCGAAGACGACGACAGTGATGATTCAATCACGCAGCAATCGCAATACTCCCTGATAGATAAGGGCGAGTTTATTCAGTTGCAGGTTCCGGAAGCGTTCGAGCAGGAAGTGAATAAGCGCCTGGCCAGGTTTGGCATTGACGAACAGACCGTAACTCACCCCGTTACACCCAAATACGCGAAGCTGATCGCCACGCTGAAGGAGTTTTTCCCGGAAGGTAAGCAAATCATCTTCACGGACGAAAAAACGCAGCACCAGAAGCTCAAGCGCATTATCTGCAATGCTCTTAACCTTGAACCTTCAAAGGTGGGGATCCTGAATGCTCAGACGGTTGCCGAGGCAGGTAAAACCGGTAAGAAACTGAAAGCGGTTAAACCACCGAAAGAGCTACCGGATGAACCAACAGATGCACAGATAGCGAAATACAACGAGCAAATGGCTCTGTATGACGCCTATATCGCGCAGCAAAATGAAATGTCGCTGGGTGGGCTGGAAAAGATTGCTGCCGACTTCCAGGAGGGCCGGACTCCGATCATCATCTGCAACAAAAAGGCAGAGGTGGGTATCAACCTGCATCGAGGAACGACTGACATCCATCATCTGACGTTGCCATGGACACCAGCCAGTATCGCACAGCGTAACGGTCGCGGTGCCCGAGTTGGTTCCAACCGTGCAAGCGTTCGCGTTCACTACTACTGCGGCAAGGGTTCTTTCGATGAATACCGACTGAAGACGCTGAAGCGTAAAGCAGGCTGGATCTCCGATATCCTCCGTTCAGATAAGTCAGAAATGGAGAACGCCGACGCCAACGATATGATCGAAATGCAGATGTATACCGCTAAGGATGATGGCGAACGTCTGGCAATGATGCAGGTTCAAATGGATAAGGCGAAAGCCGCGCAACGCGCTCGCCAGAAAGAACAGGCTACTATCGACCTTCAGAACTACATCAAGGCGCAGCACGCAGCTGGCGAGGATGTGGAGGTACTTACCGCTGAATTAGAGCGAAGCAAAGCGGAACTTGAAAAGACCACCGCCGAGGTAGCTAAATTCAAACAGGCGGTAATGGCCAAAGCAGCTGATAACGCAGACTGGAAGGCCCGCTGGGGGAGCGTCCATCACACAGACCGTATGTTGTTAGCACAGTATCGCGCGTCGTTGAAAAACGCCATTCAGCGCAAGGCTAATATCTCTCAAGCCATCTCCCGCTATGAGAAATTATTGAACCGTACTCAGAAGGCCGCGACGGATATCAAACGCCTGCGCCCGCTGGTGGAGGATGCAATAAATAAAGGCATTCTGGATGTTGATCCTGACCTGGTTAACCATGCGAGTGAGTTCCTTGTTATCGGCGATCGCTCATGGCGTGTAGGCCAATACTACGATTGTGCCGGTGATATCGTTCGCATTAAGTCGCTGGACTTCGACAGCCAGCGCGCAGACGTGGAGATCATCTTTACCTTCAAAGGCACCAAATCGGGTAACTGGGATGTGAAGACGCTGGATAAACAGGTGGATGTAACTCCCGATGAAGATGCTGTTATGCAGAAAATCAGTGGTGGCGTCTCCATCGCCGGGATTAACGACATCATTTCCTGTGACGATTTCTACCGTTTCCAGCAGCGCGGCATGATCAAAATCACTGACTCGTACGGCGTTCAGACTACAGAGTCAGGCTATAGCATTGATTTTGTTGGTACCTATACGGACCCACTGAAGCATGCGGTTTACCCGGATCGCCGTGACGGCGCGCTGAAGTCGTCAATTGCAAAATGGGTGCTTGGTATGATGTCGGAAGGGAATAACCGCCAGATCCGTTCGGCAGAAACATTCCTGGTTGAATTGTTTGGCTCCAATTATGGCGATGTAATCGCGTCATACGGAGATACGCTATCCCCTGAAGCAATTCAGGAGAAAATAGCGGATGCGATCGCAAAAATGCCGGAGAAAACAAGCCAGGGGGCTACTCGTAACGGGGATTCTGAACTTGAGGTCACCAATGCCATTTTCGGTACCCATGAGTTCCGGGCGTCAGATTATGAGATCACCACAGCACAGTTTGGCACCATTGGCATTTACAGCAATAAAGCCGAGATCAAGCAGGCAATGGACTCAGCAAGCGCGCGCATCGCAGCAGAACGGGAAGCCAATCTGAATCATGCAGTCGCCGCACTGACTCAATCATGGGTAACAGCAATCAGGGAGGCCGCCACCACAGGGAAAATCACACCTGCAATTGCGGATGTCGTAAACGACGGCTCTAAATTTATGGATGCCTATCAAATGGATGCGGTGCAGTTGCCATCAGCCTATGGCCAACTCAGCTATCGCATGACCTACAACCTGGTATCAATGTTTTCCGACCTTGCCATCCTTGGGCTGGTGGATCTTAACGAGGTTACGCCGGAATTGCTCAGCATGCGCAAGAATCATGTGGAGATATTGCAGAGAATTAACACGGTTCTTGCCGGGCGCACCGATGAAGAGAAACAGGCCGACGCTGATCGGATAAACCTGGCCCTTGGCAACATCACGGAGGAAGAAATTGCCGCCAGAAACGAGAAACAAGAAGAGTTATCATCAATACAGGGTGATGCCACCAGCATAGCTCAGTCTCTTGGTCTGAATTATCGCGTATCCACCGCCGACCTGAAGATGATGTACGCACCAAAATTCGCCGCTGGCGAGGTATTTGGGCTTCAGGAAGCCTCAGGCATGAAAGGCGTTCTTTTCCGTGCGAAAGACGCAATCAAGGCGAAATTCGGCGCTCGCTGGCTGCCAGCGAAGGCGAAGAACAGCGATTTCCCGGGTAACTGGTGGATTATCGAGACAAAACACAACGTGGCGGACGTTCTGGCCGTCATCCAACAATACGCATAACAGGAGCGCCCGGTTCGCCGGGCGTCGCATAATATGGCCACACTATCTGATACAATAAAACCGAATAAAACATATCTTGAGGCGGTACTCCGTACAGCGTTGTTAGGAAAGACAGAAGACGAATACGTTGATTTCTTCCTGTCAGGGCTACGCGGGCGATTACTGAAAAATCCCCGCCTGTACCGCAGCTATGGTCCATACTGGCCGGAAATTAAAAAATTATTACTGGAGCGCGGTTATGGTAATTTCGGTCGTCTCGTTGACCGTGACGTTCGCAAAATTTACCGTTATGACCGCCCGGCGCTGACGCTCATAGCTGCGACGCTCTACAGCCAGGAGCGTTTTGATAATGGTCAGATATACTCAGCCTGGCATTTACTGCCAGTACCTGAAGAGGTTGACGACCAGGACTATGAGTTTGAGTCTTACGATTTGGAAGTTGAAGCCTTAGCACAGGCTGGAGAGAAAACTTGAAAAAGCGATACTACACAGTAAAGCATGGGACGCTACGAGCATTACAAGAGTTTGCTGACAAGCACAACGTTGAGGTGCGCAGGGAAGGGGGAAGTAAAGCTCTGCGCATGTACCGCCCGGACGGGAAATGGCGGACGGTCGTCGATTTCAAAACTAACAGTGTTCCCCAAGGTGTCCGCGATCGGGCATTCGAAGAATGGGAGCAGATCATCATAGATAACGCATTGCTTCTGAATGCTGATTAATAATCATTTAAAGCCCATATGATATGGGCTTAAACAACAGGATCGATATACAGTGTTAGTTAAATATATAGGCGAGAGTTATATGGATAAACCTTGGCCGGGCATGCACATTAGAACATCTTGTCTGGAGGATGGTTTCTTTAGAGCAACGCAACCAAAGTATCTTAATGATCCGTCGAGTGAGTCGCGACTTCTTCCATTTTTTAATAAATTTTCACCAGCCGATTACGCATGGGCTAGAAATGAATTTAAGAAAATGCAACGAGATCCATCTTATGTCCCATCTATACAAGAGTTAGAGTATTATTTAAAACCTTGCGGGAAACGATACGGAGAGGATTTTCCACACTTGTTAATCAATGAAGGTTTTACCTCAATGGATTCATATGATGAATCTAAACTCCAAGAAATAGTAACGTCCCTTAACGATTATTTAGTAGAAGCCGTAAGCTGTCATCTTGGTGTGTTCTCTCTATCAAAAAGTGATTGCAATCTACACATGTGGACTCATTATGCATCGATAGGAAAGGGGTTTGCTGTAGTTTTCGATGAAACACACGATTTTTTCAAAATATATCGGCCGTGTGATGTTAGTTATAATCCAGAAGATAGAGCATCTGTAACCTATTATAAAGGCGCTGTGCGATTTAATGGCTATCCTGCGCCATCGAGGAATATAGATATAAAGAATAAAGATAATACATTGCATGGAATCTTAAATCGAGATTCAGTTCGCGAGCTTTTTATTAATAGGCTTCTTTATACAAAAGGTGAAGAGTGGCTTCCTGAAAATGAAAGTAGAATTATTTTTCCATTGGCTGATTGCGAGAGAAAAATAGGAAGCATTGTCTCTCCATCGATTGATGATTGCCTATTAAATGAGTATCCTGATGTTTTTCATGACTATCATGAAATTAACTTAAAGAAAATTCCTTTTTCTGCATTCAAGCAAATTACCTTAGGGTATAACATGACTGAAAAAGATAAAAATATAATTTTAGATAAAGTTAGTTCGAATAAAGAATTGTCTCACCTCAACGTATTACAATCAAAACTTGATATATATGGAAAGGTTGTGGTTAATCCCATGTAATAATACGCTTATGTCTAAACTTCATGATAAATACCTTCCTTAACTTAGGAAGGTGAGTTGTGGGTTTACGCAGAAAGTAACAAATAACCTTCGTAGGTTATAGAATATTATTCTTTCCGGTGAGTATTCCTTGAGGAACTCTAGCGCATCCCATAATTTGAGTTTTCTTGATGATGTTTATATATGACGCTATCAGCGATGAGTCATCACGACTATCCACTTCACAAGCCATTGCCCTGATGTAGTCGGCGCTGGCAACGTTGTTGTATTCCGTCGCAAAGCAACATAGTAACGTCAGAACATGCTCTGTCGTTATTTCGCTCCAGTTGATGTTGAAAAATTCATCGCCTTTTTTATCGTGTTCGGAATCGAAGATGCTTTGGTGGAGGATGTATTTGCCGGATTCCTTGCGCGGTAACTTGATTGCTTTCTGGCGTTCCAGCTCCTTATAAATCTGCATTGCCTCAATTAGTACCGGCCTGCCGTTCATGAAGGGATCGCGCAACCTTACACGCTGGCCAACTCGACCAGTAATAAAGCTGTTTTCCTCTTCCACCAGCACGATAAAACCCTTTTCCTCTTTTTCTCGCAATTCGCGCAGCAGCTGGAGTTCCATATCGCGGCGGCGTTCAGGGTAGCTGGTCCGCTCAGCCATTATCAGCTCGTTGTTGATCCATGCAGCAGTCATTGACGCCGGTTTGCCGACGCTCATCGAAACAACGCATATTTTCTTATCCATAGCGCCCCTACAAAAAAGAAAAGCCACCAGCGGCGGCTTAGCAATACAACTGAAGGTAGCGCCCGGTACTCAGACTGTGCCGTCCATGGAATATTTGAAAAGGGATCCATCCGTACCGGGCATGTGATGATTCTGACTGAAGTCACTTGTCAGTTGTCAATTATTTCAGATTAAAAATAATATATTTATTAGTGCATGATGTTTGCCATCTCATAGGCGTCAGCCAGCAACTCCATCTCTGACTTGTTCAGCAAGGTGAATTCTTTCTTGCCTCCAACCACACCATCGGCATGAACAGGGACCAGCCAGGGGTATTTTTCTCTTACTTCAGCCGGTGCTGCATGCTGGTGGTGCCATCTACAAAGTGGCAATTGCTTTTTATGACAACCCGGCGCGGTACGACCGGCGATATGGTGCAGAGACACCTCATTAGATATTACTCCATGCATATAGCAGGCAATGCAGGGGAGAGCGCCAAGAGCATTGGCGATGCGCCGTTCCTCCGCCGTTGGTGTTCTCCCCTTCAAGCCACGAGATTTTATTTTTACCGCGCTTTTCCGCGTTTTGCTGGCTGGTGGGCGCTCTTTCTGTTTAGCGATACGGCGGTCGATAGTATCCCGCATTTTCTGATATTGAGATTCTCGCCAGACCGGATCAGCCAACTTCTCCCGTTGCCGATCGATCGCTCGTTCTCTGGCTGCCTTCTGCCACTTGCGGCACTGTTCAATTTTTTGTTCGATTGTTTTCATATGGTCAAAAAAAAGGCGGCCTAATGGCCGCCAATGATGTCAAGGAGTGAAGTAATGGCAACGTCTTCGTAGTTGACAAAAACTGCGGCTCAATTATAGCAATCAATTAGAGCAATGGTAGATATTTTGTTTATCGCGAATCACATTTTTTCACTTCAGTACCTGTGTGCTATACTCCTTCTTGATTGATTGGATGCGGAATACAAACCCGCTCTTTTGTGCAGCCTGGCTCCTTGCCAGGCTTTTTTTATTTCATCATGGAAGCTGTTAACGCTTTGGACCTTGCTGAACTGATTGTGAGGGCTTTGTTAACGTGCCCCAGAAATTCGCCAAACTCAGACATCACTTTACCAAGACCGCGCCGTGCTTCTTCCTCTGTGGCATTCATTACGAAATGTTCAGCACTACGCATACTTTTGACAGGAAACGCAACGGATATTGAGTCAATATCAGGCATTCTATCGCTCAGCTTTACAGTGACAATGACGGCTGGCGACTGAATATTAGTGCTTACAGACAGCACTACATATTTTCCGTCGATGTTGAAATCCTTTCTCATATGCCACCATAAATATCAAATAATTAGAGCAATTTGTTATGCGTTGACGGCTAATCACCATCTTCCAGCAGGCGCACCATTGCCCCCGTTTCACTATCCAGATTACGGATATAGTTCATGACAATATTTACGTTGGTCCAGCCACCAGCTTGCATGATCTCCGGTATTGAAACTCCGGCGCGGGCCATATCTCGCGCGGCTCCGACACGGGCACTGTGTCCAGACCAGGCCAGGTACCTCTGACCAGAGTCATCCTTAGCCCCGTAAATCAATCGGTGAGTTGCTTCAAAAATCCCTTCCAGGGCGCGAGTTGATAGCTGGCTGGTGGATGATGGCGAGGCAACACCATTTTTTCTGACCCGGCAAAACAAGTAGTTATTCGGATCATCAGCCACACCAGAGACAGAAATCCATCGCTCGACCAGTTTAGTTACCCCCAGGCTAAGTGCCTTCTCTACACCTGCGGTGCTAACCAGCGTTTTCGTTCTGCCAATATGGATTAACATTCTCCCACCGTCAGTACGTGAGATATCTTTAACCCTGATCCTGGCAATTTCGGCTATACGTAACAGGGTGTTATAAGCAATCCCCAGAAATGCCAGATTACGTATATCCTGGCAGCGATCGCTATTTTCCATGAGTGAACGAACCTGGTCGAAATCAGTGCGTTCGAACGCTAGTGCCTGTTTTGCACGTTCACCGGCATCAACGTTTTCTTTTCGGATCCGCCGCATGACCAGTGAAACAGCGTTGCTGTCACTTGGTCGTGGCAGCCCGGACCGACGATGAAGCATGTTTAGCTGGCCCAAATGTTGCTGGATAGTTTTTACTGCCAGACCGCGCGCCTGAAGATATAGAAGATAATCGCGAACATCTTCAGGTTCTGCGGGAAACCATTTCCGGTTATTCAACTTGCACCATGCCGCCCACGACCGGCAAACGGACAGAAGCATTTTCCAGGTATGCTCAGAAAACGCCTGGCGATCCCTGAACATGTCCATCAGGTTCTTGCGAACCTCATCACTCGTTGCATCGACCGGTAATGCAGGCAAATTTTGGTGTACGGTCAGTAAATTGGACATTTAATACTCAGATAATGGTTTTAAGTAAAGTGTACAGGATCGGCTCTGCCTTTACCTGTTTATGGTTCTCGTCATAGAAACGCCAGCGACCGCGCGTGCGTTCTATTTTCTCTTCACCGCGAGATAATGACAGTTGGTAACTATCACGCTCAAACCCTTTTGCCCGCCAGTAACCACGGTTTTTCTCAAGCTCAAGATGAGTGGACACTTTAGCAGCTGAATATCCCATTTTTCACCTCTGATTGATTGGTGGTGCTAAGTGCGCTACGCGAAATCTGGAGCACTAACACTGCCAACATTTCGCAGATTTTACGTAGCGCAACCTTGATCAAATGATCAAGTGATCACTATTTGACCTGATAAGGTATTGAACTGTATGGATTTACAGGTAAATTGATCATGTTCAATAACCCTTAAGATAACTTCGTATAATGTATGCTATACGAAGTTATTAGGCCTGAAGAGGAGTTTACGTCCAGCTGCGCATAAAAATCAAGAATTATTAGAGCAATAAATTTTGAGAGAAAAATCCCACTCCACCAGCCAAAAACTGGATTGTTTTTCATAGTTGTTTGACAATTGCTCTAATAAATTATAGTTTTGCCGCCGTTTCGTAATACGACTTTGGATTCACTATTTAATGTGTCTTCAGCGTTGTAGAGCGGCTCAGAAGGAAATGAGCAAACAGGGAAACCTTATACAACGGCATTACAGCTATGCATTGCTCATCTTACACACAGCGCAATGTTGTTAGATTACCCCAGCATGGATCATGGGTGAAACAGTAGGTCAGAGCTTCAGGCTCTGTGTTGTCAATACAGTGAGGCATAATTATGGCTTTCATTCCACCAACCATCGACGACGTTAGACATTGCTCTAACGCTTTATCTGTAGACCCCGCCGAAACCGACGCTGCCCGCGCCATTGCTGAACACTACTCAAAGATATCCAATCAGGAGTACCGCATCACCCAAGACGACCTGGATGATCTCACTGACACAATCGAATATCTCATGGCCACTAACCAGCCAGACTCACAATAAATGCACTAATAAATCTATTATTTTCGTTGGATCCTTCTATAATGGTGGTCAACAACTCCCAGTGTAATCCGCTGTGAGTTGTTGGCCATGTCAATTCTGGAGGAGGATCAATGATAAATTATGTCTACGGCGAACAACTGTACCAGGAGTTCGTCAGCTTCAGGGATCTCTTTCTAAAAAAAGCTGTTGCACGCGCCCAACACGTTGATGCCGCCAGCGACGGTCGTCCTGTACGCCCGGTTGTCGTTCTGCCGTTCAAAGAAACTGACAGCATTCAGGCTGAAATTGATAAATGGACTTTAATGGCGCGGGAACTGGAACAGTACCCAGACCTCAATATCCCAAAGACTATTTTATATCCAGTGCCTAACATCCTTCGCGGTGTGCGTAAGGTTACGACTTATCAGACAGAAGCTGTGAACAGCGTCAACATGACCGCTGGCCGCATTATTCATCTGATTGATAAGGACATTCGCATCCAGAAAAGCGCAGGGATCAATGAGCACAGTGCGAAATACATAGAGAACCTGGAAGCAACAAAAGAGCTAATGAAGCAGTACCCGGAGGATGAAAAATTCCGTATGCGTGTACACGGCTTTAGCGAAACAATGCTGCGCGTCCATTACATTTCCAGTAGCCCTAACTACAATGATGGTAAATCAGTTAGTTACCATGTGCCGCTGTGTGGTGTGTTTATCTGCGATGAAACTCTCCGTGATGGAATCATCATCAACGGTGAATTCGAGAAAGCAAAATTTAGCCTTTATGACTCTATAGAACCGATCATCTGCGACCGCTGGCCGCAGGCAAAAATATATCGCCTGGCAGATATTGAAAATGTAAAAAAACAAATTGCCATCACTCGCGAAGAGAAAAAGGTCAAATCAGCCGCATCAGTTACGCGCAGCCGTAAAACTAAGAAGGGGCAGCCAGTAAACAGCAACCCCGAAAGCGCGCAATAGTTTTCCATCCGGCATGGTCAAATTGTTATTCATTAAGCCATGCCAGAGCTTCATCAACCTGCGCTTCGTCTTCGACGCTAAGCACTTCATCTTGGGGAACATAGTTCGCCAACATAGCGAAACAATATGTATCCCAATGGTCCGGTGAGTGCAGGTTGAGTTTTTTCTTCATATCTTCCTTTGACATCACCTTCCATTGACCTGCGGAATTTATCCCTACCGGTATCTTTGATGCTTCCTCTATAGTCGCAGCCCCCTTATCAAGCCTCATACGCCCTGATTTTACAGCTTCTGCCGCCTGAATATTCGCGAAAGCGCGCATATCGAAATAAAGGCTTTTATCTTCACGGCTGTGCATCTTTTTACCCCAGCGGATACGCTGGACGGTAATGCCATAGCGTTCGTACATTAGATCAGCCGTCGATTTCCCCAAGCCATCGCCATCAATAGCTATGGTTATGTTCGGGAACCGTTCTGGGTTACATTCTGCGAAAATCTTGGCGGCTAACTGCGTTTCTGTAACGTCTGTGTATTCCAGCATACGATAGTTGATTACACGGCGTTTATTTCGCTGGCCGGACACCATCATGATATTAATAACGGACTTATCTCGTCCTGTGCCACCAGCAACGTCAACACATGCAACCCAGCCCCATCCTTTGGCAATCTTGACCTTTCGCCGCGTCGCCCGCTCAACCTCATCACGACCAAGAAGAAAGCCATCTTGAGATTTGGGAAATTCACCACGTACTTTGATCATGTACATGGGGTTATCACGACCGCCATACTCCGCAAGTTTTGCTCGTATAAATTTTGCATCTACAAGCGGAGATTCTTCACTATTCAGTATTATCGCAGTAAACAATCCATCAGGATTTCCCGGGCGAATAGCTAGTCTGTGGTGTGAATCGTAGAAATAGCCTGAAGGTCGCGTAGGCTGGGAAAGAAGCAGAATACGGTTATCCTTACCGGTCAGCGCACCTGTTATCACACTGAATGCTTTATCACTCACACCCGACGCTTCGTCGATGATATACAAGAGATGATCGGCGTGTTCACCAGCCAACGCCTCCTCATTTCCGGGGCGACAGGACTTTATCAATATTGTCCAAACACCCTTGCCAGTCACCTCAAAAAAAGACGTTTCTGTAAGAATGAAATACTTCGACAACCACGGGAATCTGCTAACAGCAGTAGCCCAATTGCTCTTTATGTATTTGAAAATACCATCAAGGACTTGCTGTCTTTTGTTAGCGACCAGAATGACGCGAGCGCCGGGGAAAAACATGATGAAGAGTATTGCAATGATACTCGTCATATCCGATTTACCAGTACCATGGCCGGAGGTCACACTTGTCCAACTGCCGTCCTGCTGCGTGGACTCAATGATCTCATCCTGCTGCCAGGTTGGTGTCTTCCCAAACAACACATCAGCGGCCGCAATCCAGTCATAACGATATAGCGCCACCAGCTCGCGCCAACGTGGGTCCGTTACGCAACTTCTGGCCATTAATCATCATCCCCGTACAGTTTGCGGGTAACTTCTTCGTCTTCCTCCTCGTCTTCGTCCAGATCCTGTTCAAGCCATGCTTCGTTTGATATGCCTTCCGCATCGACATCACCATAACCACCTGTATCGACGATATCGGCAATTTCTTCTCTACGATGCTCAATCCACAATGCCGCATCAGCGCGGCGGCTGGCGGCCCGTTCTCGCGCGATTTTATCCAGATCTTCAAGTGATGGAGCGCCAGATGCTGTTTGGTTTTCCTCATCATCGGTATTGGTCTTAGGAGCACGCAGATCGGCTTTGATTTGCTCCAGCATCAGGGGCGGCACTTTTCCTCCATGCGCCTCGATGAATTCAGCCGCTTCCAGCACTGACCAGTTATTTTCACGCTTTCGTTCGTATGCCAGCTTAACAATGCCAGCTTGCCCCATAGATAAAGCGTGCTTTTCCGCCTCCCGGCTTTCTTTTCGATAGTTATTCCGGATGCTGTAAATGGTGTTGATCAGGCTGCTTATCTGCGCGGAACAGCTGTTTAGCATGCTCGCGATACGGTATTCAGGCGGAGTACCTTCATCATCGTCTTTTTGCTGATCGCGCATTTCCTGCACTAGGCGAATACACGTATCCCTGGCGTTCTCCAGCATAAGGAGATGAGAAAGAGACTTTTCCAGAAGAGTGGTTTCCAGAACATCGGCCCCGGACCGACGCAACATAGCGCGCGCGGCCTTCCGCGCTTCAACGTTATCTATCAGGTAATCGCCAGCTTCGAATTCAAAGCGTTCACCATCATCATCCAGGGTGTCGCGTTCCAGGCGATCACGTAAGGTCCGGTGGGCGCGGGTGATCACGTCATGATCATCTGAACGATCATTTATGCGCTTATTTTGGCGCTTCGCATTCTCGACTGCGGCACTGACAACGGCATTAACTCTTTGTTTTTCTGCTATTTCATCCGCAATGTGATCACCTACACGTTGATCATTAGCGTGATCAATGATCATGCTTTTTAGTGGTTTCCTGACAGGCTTATTTGGCTTACGACTGTCCGCTGTTCCGGTGTCTTCTTTGAATGCACGGAGATAACGACGTGCGGTGTTTGGGTTGAGATTAAACTCGGCGGCATATTGTGCGATGGTGTAACCACCATCTCGCGCCAGGCGAGCAAAATTCTTCTTGTGATCGTCCCAGGTCACTTATGCTTCCTTTCGTATAAAACTCTTTTTGACGCGAGGGTAACGAAAGTCACATGTCAAAAGGCCCGGAACGGGCAAGCAATCAATCAGATACGTGCGGATGTGGCATTACCGTAATGACGGTGCTGACGGGCCACCTTATTGAAAAGTTGACGCGCCATTACCCAAGGCTGGTGCTCCCGGCGTTCCTTTTCGTCCTGCGTCATATAGAGTTCGTTCTGGAGTTTTTCATCAAACCGGCGCGGAGCGCGGCTGCGGCGAAAGAATTCAGGATTCAGAGAGTGGATCTGAAATCTACGTGGGCGTGTACTGTCATCAATCAAAACAGACGAATACTTAGACACAGCGATAGCCTTTAAGCGCAGATAAACATCGCGCTTATCGACATCCAGATGCGGGTATTCCTTTTCAAGAATTGCTGCGAGTTCTTTCGCTGATAGAAGAGATTTAGTGCGGATCATGTAATCCGCAATCTCGTACGATGTTATTCGTGAGTGATTTATTTCCATGAAGTGGCGTCCCTGCCAGTTAAGTAACATCCTGTCACCTACTGATTAGCCCATGTCAACTAATCAACGTGGAATATAATACCCTCGATTAAAGAAATAGCAATACATTAGAGCAAATTTATCTAACGCTCGACGAGTGACTTGTGATAGCGCCGACTCCAAGCGCGTAATCAAAGAACAATCGTTGATGCATCGCCAGCCTACCGTGCGTCTTCTCCCAATTATCGCGGTCACGCTCAATATCACGCTGGCATGACTGGCACAGAGGAATTGCGTAAATGTCATGCGCGCATAATCGACTATGACGAACGATATAAGGCGTAATGTGAGCGCCAGCTCCCGCAGCTCCACACCCACAGCATGGACGGGAAGCAACAAAGTCCATGTACTCAGGTAATTTTAGCGATTGCAGTTTTGGTATTTTGAAATGCGCCATGCCAGGGTCGGAGTCAACATCCACAGGGCATACTTTTGCACGCATCGCCGCGGCGCGTTCTTCCATCATCTGAACATATGCTGTAGCGCGATCGTCATACGGGCGAATATCCGCCTCTTTCAGAGGTCCGCTATCCTGCGGAGTAGCCTTCATCTTATTTATTGATATGCGGCAGACTTCTTCCGGCATCAGGTGCATCATGTTGCGCATGAAAGCCCACCAGCACAGCTCCTGAATACTTAAATCATGGCTATTTGAAAGGCCCATTTCCTGACGGGCGACATCCAGTATCCAGTTAACGCGATTATTGTGCAGCGTTTCTTTCAGCTCATTAAAACCACGCATCCGGTAATGGTTATCGTGATGCCAGCACAACAACACCGCGCTATTGTCTCGTTCAGCGTGGACAATATGGTTGTCACACCAACTACGATCTGCGGCCTGGCATTGACCCTCTTTCCTACGCAACCACGCCACCAGCGCGTCAATTCCACCAATACGGCGAAACAGTTCATCGCTGTTAAAAAACGGCTGCAACGCCTCATTTGTTGCCATGGTTTGCTCGGTAACAACGAGGCCGTCTTCCATGTGCTCGATTAACTCACGCGGCACCGGCTCCATAATAAATTTACGGCCAGCCTCCACCAGCTTTCTGACCTCCTGATCCACTTTGAACGTGGCGAGGCCAAGCTCTTTCTGTACAAATGGAGTAATTACGGCTTTCACATCACACCTTTAATCACTGATTGGGCTTTATCTGCTGCCCGGCATTCTCTGTTTAAGCACAACCATTTCCTGACGGCATAACACAGCAATAGCTGTCCTGGCACCAATTTGCTTACCAACCAGGTATTGCTTTACCTTGCGGCGACTCACGCCATCAAGAAGCATCTTTAACGCTTCACGGGACAACTTGTTGTATTTGCGTGCCATTAATCTACTCCGCAGAACCATACAATCTACGTAACGTGTCGGCGACAGAAGATACAGATATCTCGCCAGTCGCAGCGCCTACGGTAAGGTCTGCCAGTTCAGGTGAATCAAATACCTGCACCCCGTTACGGCGTAGAAATAGCAGCGCACTGTTTAGCGCGGTACGCTTATTGGCATCATTGAATATATGCCCTCTCGCTGTAGCCACCAGGTAGGTGGCGGAGACTTCGAAAAGGTCGGTGATCTCTTCGTAGGCAACTCTGGCCTGAACTCTCCCGATAATGGCCTCTGCCCTGCCCGGATCTGACATGCCAGGCAGGCCGCCGTAGCGGCTTATATTCGCATCATGAAGCGCTATCAGTTCTTCCGGTGATATATGCCTCATTATCGGTTAACCAGTTCCTTGTTGGTGGAGTCCAGGGTGTCAAACAGGGATGCAAATTCAGCATCCAGCGCCGCTTTTTTGTAGGCTTCGAAAGTAGCCTTGCTGACAATTACTGCTGGCTCACGGCCTCTGCGGGTGATTTCAACCTCTTCCCCGGCCTCAACATTGTTGAGCACTTCAGAAAGGTTGCCGCGCGCGGTACGGAAGTTAATGGATTGCATAAACACCTCGTGTACTCGTTATGTGTACACAATTATAAACTTCACAGGCATAAAGCACCAGCCCTTTGCAGCTTAAATAACCGGACAATCATCAAACTCCCCACTTCTGGCATCATTGATGACATGAGTGATCACACCAAAAACAGCATTACTGCCCGTGTATCCATCGTCATCTACTGGTAACGCCTCTTTCTTCCCGGTGCTTAAATCCTCCAGGTGCTGGCGCGGATACTTCCTGTATCTCTTTATGCGATATTCACCCTCCATAGCGCACACAAGCAGAGAACCATCAACCGGAGTAAGCGAGGAATCAACCACCAGCAAAGCACCCTGCAATATTCCCTCACGGTGATGGCTATCAGCTGCCCGCATGAAGTAGGTTGCTGATGGATGCCTGATTAGTTGCTGATCAAGAGAAATTCGGCTTTCAACATAATCCGCCGCAGGAGAAGGGAAGCCCATAGCGTTTTCACCTCAATAATACTGTTCATTTATACAGTATACATTAAAGAGACACCTTTGGTGCAAACGCGTTACGTACATCAACCACCGCTGATGATTTTGTGCTCTTTGCTACTATTCATCACCAACGGATCAGCGTAACCTCGTTGCCAATCAGTTAATAAGGAATTAGCTATGCCTAATCGCATTCCTCTCGATCCTGTATTGCCCAAAAATTTTGACTGCACTCCTAACGAGAAACGCTCTAAAGCTCAGCTGGACGCCTGGTGGGACCATCCCTATGGGGTTACAGAACATGACGGGAAAATTGTTGTTTATTGTCTGAATGGTGGCGCGTGGGACCGCCCATCCGTGCTTGGTTCGGCAAATAACTATGATGAAGCCTGTGAACTTGCCGAAAGACAGCAGGCTAGATGGGTGAAAACACGTTATGAACCGACATTCATGTTTTCAAAAGAACCGCCATTTATACTGGCGAGGATGCCGCAGCGACCGGATCATCAACAAGAAATTGTTGCTGAATTTTCCTCTAGGGATGAGATGAATCTCTTCTCATTAAAGCAGGAAGAAAGGGATCGCGTCGAAGTGTCTCCAACTCTCGACCACAACCGGATGAACCTGGCCCAACTCGCCTGGTACAGCAAAGAATTAGAGATGTCTATTGCCCGACTTGAAAACGAAAAAGCCGCTATCCAAGCCCAGCATGAAGTAGTTCTGAACCGGATTAGAGAAATGCAAAACGATAACAGGGGATTTTGAATGGCTAAAATCGAGTACCATCGCGATCGCGGTAATTACCTGGAAATATACGATCATGAATCTCTTAACGATATCAACGATGCGTTATATGAATACTGTGAAAAAACGAGCATCACAGATGCACCTGATGCATTTGTCGAGCTACCGGTATATCTCCGCGACATCTATGCAATACGAACACCGCCCGTATCGGTGATCCACATTGGCTATGTCCGCCTGTCCATCGAAGAAGATGAAGATCGTTATATCGTGCGCCACTATACATTGGACAGAAAAGAGCTTCCCAATGAATGGAACATGAGTAATTTCTACAACGGTGAATATGGCTTAAAACCCGCTATGAATGGCGCGGGCATTGCGTAATAGCCTAACAACTATTCTGTTTTCTGATATGCCGGATCGTTCCCTTTTGGCAACTGGAGGCTTAACTGCCGGTAGTGCCGTAGACGTTCCATGAAATAGGTGCGCAGATTCTCTGGTTGCTCGCGGGCTACCTGTTCAGCTATGACAGGTATGTTCAATCGCTCTTTGTACGCCACACCGCTGGCAGCCAGATCAACGTTAACCTTATCCCGTTCTTCCTGACTTTTAGCTGCAATATTCCAGTCGCTCATATTTAAGGCTCACATTTCCAGATGGTATTCTGAACACCCGAACCGGGCGCAAGATGAGGGTTAGCGTTCGCGCTATGCTGATATACTGCTTTAGACTTCCCATATTGCTGACAGGCTTTATCTGCGGTTTTTTGCAGGCTATCCAGGCCATACCAACCATCTGACTGTATGCTTACCTTTTCACCGTCGTTGTATTGCACCATTGCACACCCAGATATAGCCAGTATCGCGCCGACAATAACGCTTTTCCATAAAACTCTATGCAACATATACAAAAATCCCCTCTGTGAATTGAGGGGATTTTAGCATGGTGATCAGATATCGGCCTTATTCGGAATTTTATCAGCCACCAGCGGCAATAAAGCCTTCGCCATTTCATGAACCAACATGGCATCAATGACGCCTAGCGTATGGCCCGGCTTAATCTTTAATGCGGCCTCAAGATAGCCTCTTTCCAGAGTGGTTTTTACGCTTTTCTTGGGCGATTGTTGGGAACTATCCGGAAAATCCGGATGGTTGCCAGCCACATAAGCTACCCGCAACCAGTGCATGAATGTTTCCGCAGACACACAACCGCAGTCCACATCGATTTTCCCGCGTTGCTGTTCCAGCCATTGCTCAAAATCTAACTTGTAAGCCTTACTTTCAGGTTCATCACCATTGAACTCGACTTTCTGCGACGCTATGAGAGCAGCTTCGTATTGTTCGCGAGTGACAACTGACTGGTATTCATCGCTATCAAGGTCACCGATTGGAAGCTCAATCTCACAACAAAAATTGCGCCCAAAGAAAGTGTCTTTTTTGTGGTCCGAGCCAAAAGCAAAAGTCGCGCATGGCGCCATTAAATTAGCACTGAGCAGGCGACAATCGATCATACCATCAGGCCACCCGCCGCACTTGGGCAGCTCCTTCACTAACAAGTCGATAAGCTTCATTTTTTTATCATCTTTGCAAGCCGCCAAAGCCATTTGGGCAAGTGCCAATACTTCATCTGCCGTATATCCAGCACCGTGACCATACATTTCGATACGGGCGATAATCTCTGATATGCGTTCTTTAGTGATTCTTGTCATTTCTTTTTGCGCCATTTCTTTTCACATTCCTTAGTCCATTTTTCAATGTTCATTTTGGCAATATCAGTCATTCCATCACCTAAGAAATACTTTTTCCGGTATGCCTTGCACTTAAACCACACTACAACAGCCACCAGCCAGAAAATAAAAGGCCATACAGCAATACCAACGACAGCCGCGATAAAGCCCAATAGCCATAAATGAAGCTCTCCAACTTCTGTTTCCGGCAATATTCTTAAAGAATTAAACAGCAGGCTGAACGAATGGTCGTATGCATTGGCAGTATAAGACATGCAATCCATATAATTAAAGTCATAGCCTGCGGCTGCCGCCCATAATGGGCGGTCAAGAAAATGTTTTAGTGTCATCATATAAATTTAAGGTTCAGACCAGTTATCTTCAATAGCAATGCTTAATCTTTGTAGCCATTCTGCTAATTTCAGCATTGCTTCTCTTTCGCTTAAACCACGAGGAAAATCATCAAGTGAAATTGTTGGCTTGAATCCCCCGTAATTATCCATTTCAACTGTCAGATTTTGTTCCAGCACGGTATTTCTTACGCGACTATTGTGCCGGAGCAAATATACTGAGCGTGATTTATTGGTTTTGTGGTCTAGCTTATATTCGGTAAGTATCATCTGGCTTTTGCCATGATTATTACCTCTCCACATACTTACCTCACTTAATAAAACAACTCCATGCGTAGTTGATGATTTTTTCCCACGTAATATAAATCTGCACTCCGGCAGTAAAACCAAAGCCAACAATTGCTGAAAAAATCAAAACATTTACTTTTGACATTATAAATTTTCTCTCGGTGTCGTAGGTTATAGCACCATAATTGATAATTTAGTGAGTTAGCAGTTCCATTTTTTGGATGATTTCCGCATGAGCATCATCGTTGTCAACACTTAACTCGTTTAATGCCTCTCGCACTACATCAACTTCTTCTGGTTGGAAGAAGTCATCTCGGTAGTCACCAAATAGAACCGAAACAAGCCTTCCACCAGCAACATCAAGATTGGCGCTAACAGGTGGCTCTTTACCATCCTCAAATTCGACTACAAAAGTTAATTTCCCCATCGTTACCACCAGCGACAAATTGAATACAAACCCAGTGCTGCCGCCATCACAATTCCTACCGTGGTGAATGCTTCAGGCCAGCTCATTGATTCACCTCCTGCGGCGGTTCTGGTAGCGGCATCCAGAACAAGGCGTTCCCTAACCACGATAAAGTGCCGTCGCTCAACTCCACGTATTCCCCTTGCACCTGGCCTGCCATATACTCGCCGTGCTTTGAATAAATTAAAATCCAATCATCTTGAGCGGGCATTCGCTCACTACAGCTTATCCAACTATCCGGAGTTACCGGAGAGTTGCCAGCCAGTCTACGCAAAACAGCCTTAACAGCCTCAATACGGTCATCATCGCAATTTTCCAGCGTATCTATGCGGTCGAGCATGATGATGGCGTTATCAATATCAGGATTGCCAGTCCACTCATTACCGCGATTGGATTCGGCAGCCTGGTTGCCAGATGCTGGCTGATTGTCGGCTTGGCTATAGCTAACAGCACGGCAGGCATCCTCTACGTTCTTCACTGCATCTGCGCAGTAGTTATAGCGATTGCATTCCACTAACTTCTGCTTGAGATTTTCAATTGCTTGCGCGACATCAGCCTGTATTGGCGGAACGGCTGTTTGCTCTCGAACGTCATTAGTCGCTATCGGTTCTGCTGCCAACTGACTGGCATATTTGTTAATGGTAACGATAAGCTCTTGCTCGGCCTCATCCAGACAATCACCGATACCTCGCCTGTCACCGTCAAAATCATCGAAATCGGCACGAATCCTGGCAACCTCCCGGATTGCGGACAACACTTCACCAGGAATAAGCGGAGAGTTGCCCGATAGTACATTCTGCTCCAGCGATGCCAGAGCAATTCGTGCCAGTTCTTCCGCTTCTTCTGCTGGCAGTACAACGTTGCTACCAGGTCCGTATGTTTCGCGCCACTGCTTGATTGTCAGTAGTCGCTCTTTGGTTATAGTGGTCATTTGTTAACCCTCAAAACTTTATGCCCGGGCGCAAAAGCACGCGTTTTGTCTTTGCTTATTCGCCAGCCATCCTTGCGCGCCTCTTTTGCACAGCCAGCCCATGACGTACCTATATACTCACCGAAGTCTGGCACTGGATATACACCTTCCGTGCACTGACGGCAGTCACAATAGAGATGCATTGTGTAACTTGCGGCAATAGCCATATCACCCTCCTTTACCCTGAAGCATGGCGTCGCTCCGCTCTATACCATCCAGCGCGATTCGCAGTGCCTGAATTGTGGTAGTGCTATCGTTTGGGGCTATTCCATATCGCTCGAATACAGCTAAATGGTTGCGCATAATCTCAGGCGTAAGCTCTTTGTAAGCATAAGCAAGAGGCTCTGATGCATTATCCGGCACAACCGACGCAGGCGCGGCAGCATAAACAGGAATAACGTCCGCTTGCTCTTTATTGCTTTCATCCGTTAAAGCCCAGAATAATTTCCCGGCCGGATGTTTGAAAATATAAGCAACTGGTTCTGCACTATCAGCTTCGCGCCGCTTCTGTAGCTCTGCTGCCATTGCTCTCACGACTTCAACTGGTGCCCTTGCGGCAAACTCTATGTTGGTGATCAGCTCATTAAGATATTGCTCGCTGGGATACTGTTTCTTATTGGTAATAGTGGTCATGCCGCGTTTCCTTCTTTCTTATTAACAATTACACCGTCATATATTTCATTAAGGTGCCCTCTCAACTCCATGCGCCTTAATGCAGATAACATGTAATCGCATTCAACCTGCTTATTTCCAGTAAATGGCTTATCGTCAGGATTACCCCAACAGCAATTACCCTTGGGCCACCCATGTACTTTCCGTACTCTTCCGTTAACAACGTGAAGTAATCCCCAGCCAGGTGGTAAATCCTCAATTGAAATAATTCCCGGCTCACTAATAAAGAATCGCCAGTCGCCCATTCCAAGAGACGGATTTTTACGAAAACGCTTTTTTCTATCTGCCAACAAGTCAGCACGAGAACACTTCGCCTCTATCAGGCATGATGCTGAATTTCTGAATCCCATAGCATCTGGCTGTTCTCCGGTACTGGTTACAGCTATAAAGCGGTCATGAAAACAAACCTTGAACCCGTTGCGCTTAAGGAACTTGTACGCAATCTGACAGAGTTCGCGGTGTGTTAACGCCATATCACTCTCCTTTAGTGCGCAAGTGGTTTTTCCAGCGGTTTTGCGCCGCGCTGGGCTTTTTGCAAAAACCACAATCCATCATCCCGTAATATTTCATCAACCCCATCCGTCGGTTGCTGAGTCTCACCCACTGCCAGACGCCAGGAGCGTTTCTACGAACTAACAGAATCTTTGCTTTACGGTTTTTCATCGCTTTGCTCTCCTGCGTCTCTTTGCTGCTCGTCGTGCCGCTGCAATACCGGTATGGCGGCGCTTTGGTGCCGGGATGATGTTGTCAGCCATCAGGACATGTGGCTTTGCAATTAGCGCAGAAGCCCAAAAACGAGTCGGGTACGGTAACAAGCCGATACATGCCACACGCATTACTCACCTCCTTTGATGCGAATGCCTGCGGCGCGGATTGCAGCGATGACTTCAGAAACTTTGTATGCCATTACCGTTTGGTAATCATCGTGAAAATCTGTTCGATGAAGCATGCTGCTACGTTCCGGGAGCGATATTTCCCGAGCATCCAGTTCCTTAACGCGTTCCTCCAGTTCGTAGACCCTGCATTGTTCTCTATCATCAATCAGATATAACCCAAGACATTCGCTTTCTACCCAACCGCCAAAATCATGATCGTAACGCTCACATGAAAACTCACCGTCACCGTCCTTTGTTGGAATGGTGTAACTATCTAATGGGCCACCATATGTCGGCACATTTCCCAATGTTGGATGCTCAATCCACATGAAAAATGCACGTCCGGTTATTGGGCAAATATCTGGCCGCCATTGGTTACGAACAGCCTTGGTTTCGGATAATTCTTCAGCGTGTTGTTTTACTTCCTCAAGCTCAACTCTCAGCTTCCCTACCGTTAGCGCAATATCCTCGTTCTCCTGATCGCGGCGTTTTATGTATTGCTGGTTTCTTTCCCGTTCATCCAGTAGTGCCAAAGCAACCTTTGGGTTGAACGCGGCAACATAACGAGCGTTGTTCTCTGCATTTTTCTGTCCATCAAAGCCGGTCCATTTGATAACGTCTTCACATCGTTCATCACCGGGCGTGTGCACCGCATAAGTACCAGTATCCGTCGAAATAAATGCGACCCATTCGTCTGGTGTTGCCTTTTCTGCTATCTCACGCAGCGCCTGATAGTCAATCTTGCTCACTGGTCGCCTCCTTTGCGAAGCTGTTCAGCAATACTTACGCATATCTCTGCGCCTCTAATCAGCCCCGGAACGTTCTTGTTTGGCCCCACTTCACCATCAACAAAATCAATCATCGCGTTACGAGCCATATCTACCCCCTGCGCCCGCACTTCAGCCAGGCATTTGCGAAACTCGGAAACGTACTGTTCGACGCTCATTCCCCAGCTAAGTGGACATTCATTGAATGTTTCGCCTTCGTGCTCTTCATCAGGTAGCTCTTTGGTAAAGAACTCACGCTCAATGGCGTGGAGTGTGTCAGCAAAACGACGTAAGTTACTCAAACCTACCGTAATGGAGAATTCAGGAGCATCACATCCGACGCCCATCTGCTGATAAACGGCGGTTTTGAAGGCCTTAAGCCCCGCATTCTCCGCCACCAGCGCCGCGAGATTAGTCTCAAGCTCTGCAATTCGACACATAGCATCAATATTTGTGTCCTCCAGGCGCTTAATTTCACCAAGCAGCTCCAGTGCAACCTTTGGGTTGAACGCGGCAACATAACGAGCGTTATTCTCTGCGTTTTCCTGTCCATCAAAGCCGGGCCATTTGATAACGTCTCCACATCGTTTATCACCGGGTGTATGCACCGCATATGTACCAGTACCCGGCGAAATAAATGCGACCCATTCGTCTGGTGTTGCCTTTTCTGCCGCCTCACGCAGTACCTGATAGTCAATTGTCATTCTCGCCATCCTTCACAGTTGTAATCACGACAGCCTTCAAAATCATATGGGCTGTACTGCCAGGTGATTTTTCCGCAATGCGGACAATTCCAACGCACCTTCCCGCTTCGCGACTTCTTTCTTCTGTTCTGCTTTTTCAACCAGTCAGGCATGACCAAACCTGCGCCCTGAACCATTGTTCTGCGGTTAAATTTATTGATATTGAACGTCCGGCGCTTTGCTGCATCAGCAATGGAAAATGGCAACCAAACTATTCCTGGTTCGTTTTTGTTGGCGACGCTAAAGATGGTCGCTTTACTGAAGTCATCTGTTGGCAATCCACCGTGTTGAAGCCAGTAAACATCGTTGCCGTTCCAGCTACCTTTTTTGTAGGCCACATACGCAGTGCAATCTGACTCAATCAGGCTTTCTGTAGGGATGTACTGGCAATCAACGTGCCACACTGCCATTGCATCCACGCTATCCGCGCAAACAGGCTGATCGATATCTCGCCCACAATTCCAGGCTTTTTGGGCTTCTTCCAGCGTGTAAACATGAGCGCGATCGATATCAGAACTGTAACCATTGCCGTTATGGCAATGGAATGAGGCGTTATTACCCACAGTTTCACGCAAGCACATCAGGTAAAAGCGGTTATTCACTGGTTGCCTCCGCTTCCCACGTTTTCAGACTTTCACCACAGAACGGGCAAAATGAAACTCGAATAGGCGATTTAGAAAATTCACCAGACCGCAGCATGATCAGGTCTTGTGAATGAATTAATGCATGGTTATAGATTTTGTATTTCAGCAGACCTTTTCGCGTCGTGTATTCAGCGTCATGCTCCAGGGATTGCGTCAACGCCGCGCACGGTTCTATCTTGTTGCCATTAATTTGGCATTTTGACTCACTCACTGGTTGCCCCCTGAATACGCTCAAACTCGATTACCCACACCCAGGGATTAGCGTTCCAGCATTCTTCACCATAGATGGATTCCCACAGGCGCTGGAACGCAACCTTGGCCATTGCGAAATCTCCCTTGGGAGTTAGGAATGTTCCCGGGTGATCAGGAAGCAAACTTCCAGCAGGCTGAACGCCCTCATCCCTTGCATCGCATTCGCTGATATCGTTCAACCGCTCAACGCGCACGTTGGTAATTTCCAACAGGATGCGTGATGCCCATCGCGGCATGTGAATTGATGGACGCCACCCACCATCAAACTTTTCATTCACAGTGTGAGGTTTCCAGTCGGCATCATCGGGTATCGACCATAAACCGTAATCACCAGGTTTTTGCTCACAACTGGCCCGATAAATCCTTGCTGCGTTCTTCTCATCGCCACGACAAAGGTTGTCGTTCCAGTCCACACTGCAACCATCTTCATTGCCTAATATCGCCCATGTTTCACGAACCCAAATTCGATCGCCGACGATACCAAAGGGGCAATTGAAAACACTGCTTACACCATCAGCCCCGTACCACTGAAAACCTGCACCAATTTCCCTAACCATCACTGGTGCTTCTGGACCAACTTCCGCAGGCTGATTTTTCATTATCCGCCGCGTCTGCGTTTTCCTTCCTTCGAGGATGGCTCGGACCATCTCATCGTTGAAAATCATGCCGCGCTCTTTCACTTCGCCTTTCATGCATCCCCCTTACCCATGCGCGACGATGCCGCCAAAAGTGATAGAGAACAGCCAGAAATAAATCGCGGCCATAATGATTTTGAATGCCGTGTTCATATTTTCAGCTCCTGTGATTGATTGGATACATGCCGCGCCTTACGGCATGTTTTTATTTTCACTTTCTCTGTTTTAAAAATCAAGATTTATTAGAGCAATTATTGTTGATGGAGAAGCGCGTTTTCATACTCCCTGACCATTAACGTAAGTACGCCGTGACTCCTGAAAACACGCGCCACTTCAATCTTATCTTCCAGCGCGAACGCAATTTTACTTAGACCAATTTTCTTCAGGAGATCAATCTTTGCTGGACCGTCATTTCTGTCATCGGTGGCAGGACGCATAGATAGCAAAGGCTCCGCCCCATTTGTTACGTGCTTACGCAACCAGGCTCGTGTTTTATCCCTGGCTATCTCACAGCGCCCGGTTACAAACCAGAGGGTGTAAATGCCGGACAACTGGCGCACCATATCAATAACTGGAGTGATGGGAGCATCAGTGTCACAGGCAAGGTTAAACTCGTTCCAGTGCTCTGTTAATGCACCTTTGCCAGGTGGTGGAAGTAAATGCAGCCTGTCTTCCGTTGCCTCTGATATCGTCCCATCAATATCTACTATGACGATGTACGGACGTTCCTGGTGTGCGTGTTTATTGAAAATACTCAAATGCCCTCCTCATT